CTTTGAGAATTTTACGGGAGGTTAAGGTGAGTTTTTCTAACTACCTTGAGAACGAAGTACTAGACCATGTAATGGGAGTTGGGGCTTATTCTGCTCCTACTGTGTATGCAGCCTTGTGTACTGCTGATCCCACTGAGGCTGGTACTGGAGCTAGTATGAATGAGGTCGCTGATGCAGGAGCATATGCTAGAGTTGCTGTTGCTGGCTCGTTTGGCACCGCTGCTGCTGATGGCTCTATTTCTAATGATGCAGCAATTACATTTACTGAGGCAACAGGTTCCTGGGGAACAGTGACTCATTTTGCGATTGTTGATAGTGGAACACACGGAGCGGGGAACATGCTTGCTTCTGGCGCGTTGTCGGCTTCCAAAACCATCTCCAGTGGAGATATTCCCAGGTTTGCAATTGGGGAATTGCAAATTAATTTAGATTAGTAAATATTTGATCGACCAATATGGCCTTTACTAAACAAGATTATTACGAGACCGGAGATAATTCCGAAGTTGGTACATATTTTTATTACCAACGTGGTCAAGTATTTACTGCTTCTTCAAGTTATACCATCACTAGAGTATCACTAAAAGTTCGTAGACTGTCTGGTTATGACCCTGGCAATGCTAAAGTAGAGCTATTTGCTGTTGATGAGAGTGACCATCCAACTGGGTCTGCCCTAGCTGATGCAACAATTGATGGTGGCACTTTTGGAACTACGGCTGACTGGGAAGATTGGGATTTTAGTGTTGGATATGCTCTATCGTCTGGTACTAAATATGCAATTGTACTATCATGCCCCGATTTAAATAATAGTTCACTTCTATCGGTCCAGTGGCGAACTGATACTACATCACCAACATATACAGGAGGAGCGGATCTATATTCAGCCAACGGAGGATCAACATGGTCTTCACTTGGCTATGATCTTATGTTCCGCACCTATAGTGGAAGCGACCACGTTACTCGCGAGCTTTCTGGAACTATTGACGGAACCAGCAGTATAACAGGTATTTTATCTGGAGTTTCACTTGACTTAGCAGGCACTATCACAGGTCAATCCTCTCTGACTGGAACTATTACGCCTACAATTCCATTATCTGGAACAATCACGTCTCTTAGTACTGTGGTGGGGACGGTAACATTTGGACCATTAAGTGGAGATAAAGCAGAGAAGGTGAGAAAATACTTGGTTGCTTTTGGAAATGATTCTGTTTCTTACGAGAGTGTTTAAACAATGTCTACTCTAACGACAGTTACCGCTTCAATTGGTGATTTGGATACGTCAGATTCCCTTCAAGCATTTGAAGCTTTCCAGAAAGTTTTTGTAGCAAACGGTACCAATCTCAAAGTGGTTGACTTTGTGAATTGTGAGCTAACCCACACTGCCCTAACAACAGCCCACGCCAAAGGAGACACTCTTACTCAGGCTACCTCTAATGCTACAATGGTTGTTGACTTCACTAACACAGCTAAGACGAAGACCTATGGGTATGTTACCTCTGGCACATTTGATACGTCAAACTCGGTGACGGGCAGTGGAAGTGGAACAGCATTTACTCCAACTGCTACCGATACAGGAGCACCAGGAGGGAATCAACCTCATTGGTACGATTGGACGGTATACCCTGGAGGCTCTAGTGGAGCTATGCCAGAGAAGGCATATCTGGGATGTTTGTATCGTGGTCGATGTGTTTTGAGTGGTAATCCTAATTATCCATACCAATGGTATATGAGTAGAGTTGCCAATCCATTTGATTGGGCTTATACAGCTAATGATTCTTTGTCTCCTATTGCTGGAGGTAATTCTCAAGTTGGTCAGTTAGGTGATGTGATTAGGGCATTGATTCCTTATCAAGATGAGTACCTGATTTTTGGCTGCTCAAACTCAATCTGGGCTTTGAGGGGGGATGCTGCTGATGGAGGTTCTTTAACTCCATTAAATGATACGATAGGAATTTTTGGTTATCGGTCTTGGTGTTTTGACAGCAGACTCAATCTATATTTTTGTTCCAAGACAGGTATTTATAAGATTCCATATGGCTTTGGGCCTGCTCAACCTTTGTCTCAGTTTGTTCTCCCTGATCTGATTGCTGATACAGAACTTGACCCAACAGTCCATAGAGTTAGTATGGAATATGACAGGGCACGAGAAGGTATTTTAATTACTATTACTACAATAACAGATGGAAGTAATGTTTGTTATTGGTATGATCTGAGTACCGAAGGTTTCTATCCTGAGTCTTATCCCAATGTATGTGGGGTCTATTCGTTGCATTTTTATGACTCTAATGATGACGCTGATCGACATTTGTTGCTTGGCAGCACGGATGGATATATTAGACAATTTGATGCCAGTACAAAAAATGATGCAACTACTAATGCAACTTCTGCAATTGAGTCTTATCTTACTCTTCCTATCATTGTGCCAGAGGATGATGACAATAATGTTCGGATGAATAAGATGTTAATCACTACTGCTGGCGGGGCTTCTGGTGGAAGTGGTTCTGACACTGATTCGGTTGATGTTGAAGTATATAAAGGAGACGATCCAGAAGAAGTGCTAGAGTCCATAGATGATGGTGATGCTCCATTTAACAGTAAAACTCTTTCTGGTCCTGGTAGAGCAAACTATATTCGTCAACGGGCAAAGGGGCATGCAGTTGGAATCAGGCTCTCTAATGACTCTGCTTCTAGCACATGGGCAGTTGAAAAGATTTCTGCTAATCTAACGGAGATATAATATGGCGTTTGGCAGACAAAATGTTGGAACGAAAGAGAATCCAATTTGGGTTCAAAGAGGGGCTTCGGCATATGATATAGCAAATGCTAAAGCAGCGGCTAGAGAACAGGAAGTTCGAGGATTGTTGGACCAGGTTGTCGAGACCTATGCTCCTGGAGGGGCTTACCTAAAAGGTGCTGAGGCGATGTTGGGAAGGGAGAAGCAGAAGTACCTTGGCTCTGCAACCCAACAGTTAATCTCTTCTGGTCTGTATGGGACTACTATGGCTGCTGGTCTTCCAAAGAAATGGGAGGAGGAAGTTGGAATGCCTTCTCGTTTGAAGCTGGAGGATATCAGGACTCAGGCTTACACTGGAGCTTTGGGCCAAAAGGCAAGCTTCATTGAAAGTATTTCTGAACAAGTGCCGAGTTATGAAACTATCGCTGGCTTGACTTCCCAAGCCGCTGCTGCTCCACAACAAACACTAAATAGTTGGCTGGCCGAAACTTTTGGTCGGGTTCCTAATGCTGCTACTCCCAAAGCTGATGTCTCTAAACAACAAGCTAGAGCTAGCTTGGCTGAAGATGACAGAAGAAGGGCTGCATATCTGGCTCAGCTTCGTGCACAGTATGGAACTGCTGGAGTTGCTTCCTAATGGCTGAATCTTCCAGGGTACCACAGATTCCAGAAATCATTCCCGGCAACTGGGATACGGTTCGTCGATTTAGTAGAGACGTAGGAAAGTATATGCGTTCTCTTGCTAAATCCAATCAAACTATTTATCTCGCTGATCTCTACCTTACTTCTAGTACTGCATCACGACTGTTGGCAACAGATGCTTCACAGAAGATTGTTAGCACAGAGTTATCGTCATGGGTAACTGGCACTGCTAACGAGATTAATATCACTGATGATGGTGACGGCACTATAACTATTGGTATCGCTGATCCTCTGATCGTAGCTAAGGGTGGAACCGGGACTGCAACGCTAACAGACCACAGTATACTACTAGGATCGGGGACGGACGCGATTACATCCCTCGGGGCTGCTACGGACGGCCAGTTGGCCATCGGGTCAACCGGGGCCGATCCAGTTCTTGCAACCATAACCGGCACGGCGGATGAGATTGCTGTGACCAATGGGGCAGGTTCTATTACTTTATCCTTGGATGGGGATATAGGAGACATAGCCGGGCTAACGCCAGACGATGGCAACTTCATTGTTGGAGATGGAGCTAACTGGGTAACTGAATCTGGAAATACGGCCCGCACATCTTTAGGGCTAGGCACCGGAGATAGCCCCACATTTACCAATGGTACCTATACGGGCGGGCTTAGAATTGGGAGCTCAAATCCTATCACGGCTGGAGGGGTTAATCTCGCTAGAGGGGGGACCAGTGAACCTTATTATAAATTTGAGAATGATGGGGGCAATAATGAGTTAGCCCAAATACGTGGTCTTAACGGAGGTGGTTTACGTTTTACGACTGGGGATGCCGTTACGGAATGGGCACGCTTTGATGCGTCTGGTAATTTTGGTATAGGAGCTACTAGTTTATCTCATAAATTTACTGTTACCGGAACAGTAGATTTTAGCAGCACCTTAGATGTTGGAGGGGCAACAAGTATTGATGGGCTAACTTCCATCCTAGCCCAAAATGGTGCTGGCAGCACAGAACAAATAAGGATAGGCCGGAATGATAATGGCATACGTTATCACTCTATCTTTGGAGGACATGCCAGCGGAACCTCAAGCTTTTTAAGATTTGACATACATGATGGGGGGCTAACCCCCTTCACAGGTCAAAATACTGTATTAACCCTCTATGGGGAGACGCCGGAGGCTGAGGTGGCTGGACTGATAACCAGCACTTCAACTACGCCGTACCTATTTTTACACAACACAACGGAAGAGGATACAGATGGAGGCCGGGAGTCTCGAATAAACTTCAAGGGGGAACAGAGTGGTGGGGAAGAATCTACTCTTGCAAGAATTGAAGTAAGTCACGATGGCTCCTCAGATGATGAAAAAGGTAAGATCGTTTTTAGCACAAATGATGGCAGTGATTCTGATACCCCAACAGACCATTTAACCATCGACGCTGCTGGTAATACTTATATTGGAGATAGAGGTAGTAATTATGCAGAGTTCAAATCTGATGGGGAACTAAATCTTCATGGCACAGCCCGAGTCTATAAGGATATTCAAATTGGCTGTAGCCAAATGAAGAAAGGCGTTGGCAGTCCTCCCGGAGAGGGTTTAATAGACGGCTTTCCTACCTTGGATTATGATGATAGCAGTGAGGAAGAGTCTTTTTGTGCTATGTTTGGTCCTCTAGATTGGGCAGGCAGTACTGACGCAACAATACATTTGGAATTCTTTGTTGATACTGCCCCTGCTGCTGCTGCAAATGTTGTTTGGGGTGTAGAATATAAATCAATTCCTGCTGGTGGTACTATTGATTTTTCTAGTGGCACAACTACTGATACTGATACTGTGGCTATTACTACTGGTACCCCTGCAAATGACAAAAAGTTGCATGAGAGTACGGGTTTAACATTTTCTAATCTGGTTCAAGACGGTGTGTTGTTATTTCGTTTGTTCCGTGATGCAACTAATGCTAGTGATACATATACTGGTGATGCTAGGTTTTTGAAAGCTCATGTACACTATACGAGTGATAAATTGGGGACTGCTTTGTAAAGGAATTTGACGTGGCTGTAACTTATAGATTTGGAGAACAAGAGGTTAAAGCCCTTGCTGCTCAGGCTGGAAAGGCTCAAGCTGCCAGAGAACAAGTTAATCGCCGGTTCCAGAAGGATATGGCAATGCTTGGCTACCAGATGGAGCTACAGAAACAACAACGGGCGATGGCTTGGGAAATTGAGAAGATGGAGACGGCTTCTCGTCTAGACTTTCAAGCTAAGGAGAGTGAACGGATTCAGAAGCAACAGCAATTTCGATCTGCTCTGAATGAGATTGATAAGAGACGAGTGTCTAGGGGTGGCACTCTTCCGGATAATGTTGCTGATAGAGCTGCAATGAATCTGGCTTTGCAGTATCAAGGATTCTCTCCTCTAGCAGATGAGCTTCTTGGTCTTACTCCTTATCAAGAACAGATGATGGGGTTGCGTACAAGAGAACAGGAGATGAGGGAACGTCAACTAGCACTGCAAGAGGAGAAGTTTAGAACTACTGATGAATACCTGTTGGCTCAAAGAATGCAACAACAACAGGCCGGGATAACTCCACAACAGCCTGTAACGGAAGCTGTTCAACCTTCTGCTGCTCAAATAACAATGCCAGGAGTAAGCACTAAACCAATTCCATTGCGAGATATTCCTCCGAGCCAGGTCCCTCAGGATAACGGAGAGTATATTGTTCTTGATCCTGAGTCTGGACAAATGTTAGCAATTACCCCACAAGAGTATCCTGAATATGTCGAACGTGGTTTCCTAGCAAATCCTATTTTGCCTTCTGGTCCTTCGTTTTGGGATAAGCTAAGACCCTTCAAGGATCATAAAGAAGAGATTGGTTTAGCTGCTTGGGGACGTAAATGGAAACCTGGATATATTAATCCGTAAGGGAAATGATGGCTAGAATTTATCATCCTAATGCTGTTCCATATTTTCCTGAACATAACGATGGAGTATTGGAGACTTTAGGGAAAAGTTTTGTTCGGGGGTTTCTGAATATTGGAGCCGGGGCTGTAGGTACAGCCGAATGGTTGGCAGAACAAACACCTTGGACGGAAGAGGGTGGTTTTCTTGAACAAATGCGGGTGAATATTCGTGAGGAAGAGAAGGAATGGGAAACTGATCCTGATTCCAAATTGGAATGGGTTGCAGGTGTAGTAGGTATGGCCCTTCCATACATGGGTGCTGCTATGACTGGTCAAGCTGCAATTGGCCTTCCTGGAGCAGCAGCAGTAGGGTTTGCCGTAGAAGGACAGGAAGCTTATGAGTCAGCTAAAGCTAGGGGGGCTTCCGAAGGTCAAGCCAACTGGGAACGGGGGATCGTCGGTTCAGTCAATGCTGCAATTGAATCCTTGCAGATGGGAAGATTGTTTAAGTTTTCCAAATCCGGGACTAAATCTTTTAAAGCATTTCGTAAACTCGCTTCACAAAAAGCATGGGATAAAGTATATAAAGAAGGTTTTAAGTTTAGTCGAGAACTTCTACTAAATTCAATCGAGGAAGCAGGGGAGGAATTTCTTCAAGAAGGCGTGTCACTTACCGTTCCATATTTTATGGAAGACTTAGGACCACAAGACCCTGCTGGTTTGTTTAATTATTTGATGGAGAATAAAGAACAGCTTGGGGCTGCTGTTTTGGGGGGTGCTGTCGTTGCTCCTTTATTGGGTGTGACAAGAGCAGCGATTCCTTCTCTAGCTGGTCCTAGTGTTGAATCTTTTAATAAACTCAAACAGAGGGTTAATGAAAGTACTTTGCTGAAAGCAACTAAGGAAGCTCGTATCAGAGATATTAATAAGAAGATGGAACAAATCTTTGGTGAGGTTCCAGAAATAGTTGATGAAGCAGCTACGGTTGAGGAGGGGAAACGGTCTCCTGATACTCAGAATAAACATGCCTCTTTGATTGATCGAATGGAGGAGAATCTTACTGTCTGGGAAGAAACTAGAGGAGAGCATGAAGAAATTATCAAGAGGAAACTTGGAGAGAAGTTTGGAGAAGTAGAGAATTTTAATAAGGAAGTATTGAATGATGATACTCTTCCTATAGAAGCTAAAGTAGCTAGTATTATGAGCTTTATGAAGGGGAGAATGGCTCCAGGCTATACTAGGTTTTTAGATTCTGGTTTTACTAAAGAAGAGTTTAATGAACTTCGTCATGTGGCAATGCAGGTTCATCAACATGATGTTCCTTCCCTTCTTAAATCTTTGACCGCGTTAGAGAAAATGTTTGCGGGTGAAGAGGGTGTAGGCAGATTGCCAGAAGTTAACGAGGTTAAAACTCTGGAACCTATCCTTGGTAAAACTTTTGTTCGTAAAGCTATTGATACAATCAAAAAAATTAAAGAGAAACCTAAGACTAGGGGACAGAAACTTCTAGGCCAGTTAAAGGAAGTAATGAACTTTCCCCGTTCTGTGTTGGCTTCTATTGACTTTAGTGCTGTTGGGCGGCAGGGTGCCTTGATGGCTTTCCTGAAACCTAAGGCTTGGCTTAGTGGTGTGGGTGCTGGCTATCGTGCGTTCTTTAGTGAAGACTATGCAGACTTTGTTGATCTGTCTTTGAAGACCCATCCGTTGTATAACACTTTACAGAAGAGTGGGGTTTTTCTTTCAGAAAGAGGAAAACTTAGTGAGTCAGAAGAATACTTTGCATCTCGCTTGGCTCATTCATTGCCAGGAATTAAAGCTTCAGAACGGGCTTATGTTACTTCCTTGAATGTGATGAGAGCCCATGCTTTTTACTCTATTGCCACTGATTGGGCTGGTACTGGTAAGATGTCAGACCTTCCGGAATTGGCAAAGATTCTGAATCATTTGACTGGCAGGGGAAGTTTGGGTTCCTTAAAGAAACTGTCCCCCGCACTAAATATTATGTTTTTTGCTCCTAAGCTCCAGATCGCTAGAGTTCAGACAATGACTGATTTGGTTCCTATTAGAGATGGTAAATTTTATTGGAGTCCTGCACAGAAGATTCTTGCTGCCGATCTTGCTAGTGCTTTTGGGACTGGAATGTTGGTTCTATGGCTGCTTAGCCATTTGAAGGGAGTTAAAGTCGAAGATGATCCTCGTAGTTCTGATTTTGGGAAGGTAAGGATTGGTGATACCAGAATTGACTTCTGGGGTGGATATACTCAGATGATGAGATTGGTGGCCAATATAGCTACGGGTAAGGTTAAATCATCCACTTCTGGAGAAGTATATGATATTCCAATATCACAAACTATTGGCCGATACCTTCAAACTAAGCTCTCTCCTGTAGCGGGTGCAGCTTTGGATGTTTATCGGGGAGAAGACTTCAAAGGTGATCTTCTGGAACCAACTCCGGAGTCTGTAACAAAGCAAATCTATCAGAGATTTACCCCGCTGTTTATTCAGGACATGGCTGATTCTATTTATTACCAGGGGTTGAATACAGGTACAGCCCTAACATCAGGTCTAGCACTGCATGGCATTGGAGCTATGACCTATCCTGTATCCGGCTCGACACAAGCAATGGCCTCTAAGAATCATTATGCGATGCAGACCTATGGAGAACGGTGGAATGATCTTGGCCCTATTTCGCAAAAATATCTGAGAGTGGCTAATCCTATTATTGATGAGATGGATAGACGTGCTAGAAAGGAGCGGGTATCTAAAGCCGCCAAAGCCCGGTCCCTAAAGGAGCTTCGGAAATCTGAGAGGAAGCTGTTCCGAGCTTTGAAGCCAGAGATACGAAAGGAATTGGATAGATTGTTGATTCCAGTAGGTGGGTTGAGTAGGAGATTGTCCGAGGATTGGTATCTAAATGATTCCCGTTACCAACAGTACCAAGCTGAAGTGGCTGTTGAATTAAATAAGCTTCTTCCGTCTTTTATTGATGTGGATTTGGTTCCAGAAGTTAAGAGAGCAATTCTGGAAAAGGCTATCTCCCAGGTCAAAGAAGGGGTTCGGAAGGAAATAGTTATGAATGCTAAGTTTGAAGACTTGCGGAGGTTGTAATAATGGACCAAGAACAGCGAGACGAGCTTCTCATTAGACTTGATATGAGAACGGCTGCTAGTGAGAGATGGGAGGCAAAACACGAACAGTTGCACAAGGAAGAAAAAATAACTCGAACTAAATGGACTATCTTTCTAGCAGGGTGTGTTGTTTCTCTAGTCTCTGCCCTCAAGTTCTGGAAATAAGAAAAGGGGAGGGTTTCCCCTCCCCTTGTTTGTATTATTAATCTTCGTAAGGTGGATTAAACTCTGGATCACAATCAACAATTTCCAAACATAACGCTGGAGTAATCCAGACTCCCGGTTTTTGGCATGTATAACGTTCAAAGTTATACAGCTTTCTGCCTGTGTCTTCTGCAAAAAATTCCTCCAACACTTTCTTCTCTTTCTTTGTGGTAGTAACGATTGTTTCCTCATGGTTATGATAAACCACAAACATTGTTTTTTACCTTTCCTTATTTTTCTTATCTCCGTTCAATAAACTTTCCATCAGAAATTTCCTTCCACTCCTTAGCAGAAATCTCTCTTGTACTTTTTACTTGTATTGGCTCACGCCACCTGTTTCCTGAGCTAAGGCCGATCAAACAAACCTTTCCAGTACTAACTTGGGCAAGAATGTATTCTCCATCGCCAAGACTAGCAAATCTTTGACCAACGGCATAAGTTTTTATAAAACCGGTGTCCTCCTTTATATCCTCATCCTCCTCTTCCAAATCATTAATATGATCTATCAATATGTTTATATCAGCACGCAAATCATCAGCCAGGTATGCTGAATACTTCTCCTCGTCTACAAGCCGATCATTCAAACTATATATCTTTCCCTCTATAATGCCTATCTCATCCCGAATCTCATCAAACATTCCTTCCACATACTTTTTTAGTTCTGCCACAGTCATAATATAGTCTCCTAATAGACGTCCCCATTTTGTTTGATCTTCAAAGCCTCATAGCTTGCAGCTATACGACGATACATTTCCAACTTCATACACTCCAGTACTCCAATTACCTCATTGATGTGTTGGTAGTTAACCCCCTTTCTGTCCAGATAATCCAGACACTCTCTTGTTAGACAATAGTTTAACTCTCCAGCATTTCTTGGATCAGTCCCTTTAGCGATTTCGTCTCTTGCAGCTTGGGTAATATAGGGCATGTTATAGTTCCTTTAAGGGTAAAAAGTTGGTAGTTAAGTTAAACTACTTCTCTGGTGGTCTGGCCCCTCCATAAACCCAAGCATGCCAATCTGTTGAAGTTGGTTTTTGACATTTGATGATAATTGGGTCTTCACCAATCTCAATCTTGTTGTGACAGTCTAAGCACAAAGTTTCCAAATTTGCCATGGTGTTTTTTCCTCACTTAGAACGAGGAAGAATATGGTGTGTGGTTAAATTCTTTTTTGAGCCACAGCTTCGGCATTTACCTCCATCTCTTTTATTTACACGCTCACAGAGCCTTTTCCATTTAACCATATTAAACTGGTCTTTTCGGCTACATCCATACACTTTTGCTTGCCAAGGGTCCGCCAACATACACCTCCTTCTTTTAATTGATTCTAGCCCCCAGAACCCCCACTTAATCGGGGTCTGGAGAGAAACTAACCCGTCTCACGCTACTTGTACAGAGGACATTCTGTGTCGGTACACAATTTTACCTCATTTGGATCATATCCACAGCACTCCAAGCACTGAAGTCGGATGGCCGATTTCCTACTACTCTTCCTTTTATTATATAATCCTCTGTATTTATTTGGTATTTCTCTAGACATCACAAATCCTCTGGATTGGTATTCAGACCAGCGTTGAACCCCTTTTCGTACCCCATCTTTTCGTACCCTGCAATACAGTCTTCACAAAGGTAAACGTCCAGTTCTCCCTGTTCTACACCTTGAACAGTCCAGACAAATTCTAGTTCTTTCCCACATTCTGCACAGTAGGTTTTCATCAATTTTTCCTCCAACAAAATTGCTTTACTTCAACTCATTCCTTTGCATTCATGCAACCATTCGTTTTGTCATCCTCACTCTCCAATCAGCCCGAGGGCCAGTAAACAGACGATGATGCGTTGGACGGGGCTGGCAAACATCGCGAACCATGTGTATGATTCAAACCGTGGACCACCTACACTATTCCCATTCGCTTTCCAGAAATCCTCTAATGTCATCTTGAATGGCAGCGGATATTCGCCAACAGCTTCATCCCGTAGCCTCTCCGCCACCACCTCGGGCGGATCGGTGATCGGGGGAGGGACGGGGCAGGGACGCAACCAATCAAAAGTGAATGTCTTTCCATCTTCTGTCACTTTAGCCCCACAACGGGCACAGCATCCTCCACAGTTTTGTGGGCCATGCTCCCACTGTCCATCCCCCACCAAACCTTCCAATATAACTGTACGGAACTCAACCAACATCAGAAGGTCTTCCCAAGTCTTGTCTATCAGGTCTTTGGCAGATAGTTTCTCACTCATTTCTTATCCTTTTATTTCTCGAACCTCAAGCACTTCCCAATCCCATTCGTCTATCTCTTCTTCCGACAGTACATTACAATTATAGGGATCGGTTTCAGTTTTTTCTAAAGATTCAGCTTCAACAACCAACTTTTTCGTTACTTTACATTGCATTACTACAATATACTTTTTCATATTATTCTCCAATCAGTCCTAGAGCTAGTAAGCATATGAGGACGCGTTGGACAGGGGTGGAGTCATAGATATACCACCAAAATCCATCTTCTCTGGTCTCAATAATTTTGTCCGCTATGGCCCCCATAGCTTCCCACCATACACATGGTCTTCGTGGGTGTTTTACTTGTACTGCCTTTATTAACCTCTCCACCACTACCTCCGGCGGGTCCAAGATCTGGGGAGGAACGGGGCAGGCATCGGAATATCCCTTCGGTCGCGTCCACGGTATTTTCAGGTAGCCCTCGTGATTGTGCATCCACAACGTCTCGCCGCACTTGAGACATATTGCGCCTTCGCCCTCGTGTTTCCACGGCCCCTCGTCCCCCAGCCCGTGTCGCACGGCGACGAGAAATGCCGTCATGATTTTCAGCTCTTCCCAGGACAGGGGCAGCAACTCTTTGGCGGATAGTTTCTCGTTCATTTCTTATCCTTTTATTTCTCTAGCTTTCAAGTCTTTCCAAACTTTATTGGGTTTTCGTTTGTCTTCAGGAATAAAGTATAGACAGTTTTTTCCACACTTTGTTTTAACATAAGGACACAGTTTAAGTTTACAATGTCCATCATCTGGAAGAGACATATTATTTCTTCTCAATCATTTGTTTACGTGCTGCATTGGATATCAGATACCATCGTCCACAGTCGGAGCAGCGGCATCTGTACCTAACAGTTCCCATGGCTGTTACCGACGGGCCTCTTGATTGTACGTTTGTTGACCCACACTTGGGGCATGACCAGTTAGGGTTACCCTCCAAGACTCCAACATGGGTATACTGTGGAGCATAATCCTCGATCAGAAGGAATAGTTCTTCTAGCAACAGAACATCCTGTTTACAGTAATTTACCATTTTCTTCAAAGCCTTCTTATCCCCATCCATCACATCATGCCAGAGCTGAATCCCACCGGTTTCTTCCTTCTGCTTCCCAAACAGCACTTGACATAGATAGTTCAACCTATTGCTTGGGGCACGAAATTTGCTTCTCATCAATGACAGAGTATCTACTATTTTGTAAGAAGGGAATGCGGGGATACGGTGTTTCAACATTTCCCACATAAGCCACTTTAGATCAAAGGCTTTACCATTATGTCCAACAATTTCATCAGCTTGATTCAATACTTCTACAAATTGTCTCAACATCTCTGTTTCATCCTGGTTCTTGTCCCAAGTCAGGGCATGAACTTGTTTCTCATTCTGCCACTTATAACAAATACAAATGATCTTGGCTTCCTTGGTAATGTTTTCTGGTCCAAGATTAACCTTACGTCCGATGTGCCAGAACCTTCCTTCGATCATAGACGTTTCGATATCAAAGAAGCACCTCTTGATCTTAGACATTATTGTTCTCCATATTGTTTAACAAAAATAAACCATGGTGTGATATTACAAATCTTCTACCAATAAACCACCGAATGGGATTCCTCCTGGGGGATGAAAATTAAACCAAGCTGAATCCAATCCAGTTTGTTTACACAACTTCAACTTCTTCTCCTCTGTTAAATCATATAAAGGAATAGTTTCTCCATCAATAACTATGCTTGGACCTTCATCGCCATGATCCATATAATAATTAATCCAAACCATGATCTATCTCCTAAATGTTATTCTTCTCTATATTGCTCAACAATAAAATCTTCTTCATGTAGGCCAGCATTGTAGGCCCGTTCCATCATAGACATAATCCAATGACCACAGCGTTCATTTGGTATCCAATGAGCAGCATTTATTTCTGAACCATGTTCATGCAAATGACAGGATTTCTCTGTCTTTGTTATGTATAGATTCATTTTCTAAACCTCTTGATGGCTTGCTCTACGATTGGAGTAAAGACACGTCTGATTTCGGAGAAGTTAGCTTTTAGCAAATCAGTATAGATTATATTCTCCGACTTGCTAGAATCAACCCAACCTAGATTCTCAGCTTCCATCTCTTCAATATGACATCCATCAGAAAGTCCTGTGAACCACCAACACCAGTTGTGGCAGTTTCTTAGGATTCTCAAATCAGTTAGTAAAATATCGTAAATGCTTAATGCTTTCTTCTCCACTAGAAGTTGCATTGCAAGATCATGTTCGCCAGGAATAAACAATTCAATATCAGGGAAACACTTTCTAACCTTGTTCCCGGCTTTGACTGCTCTTTCACAATTCTCTTCAGCAGGGATAGAGCCATTACCACGAATACTGTGACTAAAATAGATTCTTGGTTTTGTTGGAATAAGTTTCATCTTTTTCTCCCTTTGTAAGCATTGGCTGTCAATTCTCCAAGGCTTGCTTCCTTCTCTCCTTCTGGTGAAGCTGCTAGAACTAATACATCATCTGATAGGTGTGAACAGAGGCTATGGTTCTGGGATATGTTTCCACCTGAGCCCCTTACATATTTTACTGATTGCATTTTCTCCCACATTGAACATCTCCGCTAATTTTTTTAGAGAATAGTTTTTGTACTTTCTATATGCTTTGATGAATACAACGTCAAGCGGCTTAAGCTTGCTGTGAGGGTGGTTCTCTCCTTTGCCAAACTGGAAAGGGGACAAGTCTGTATTTCGTCCATGTCGAACTGTGTCCAAAGAGTTTTCTTTGGATGTACCCCAAGCCAGATTTTCCAAGCTGTTGTCAAATGAGTTGCCATTCAAGTGTCTAGTTATCATACCTTCTGGCCTGGGCCCAACAAAGGTTTCTAATATCAACGCATGGACAAACTTCCTCTCTCCATGAACTAACCAAACAGCAAGATATTTACCATCATGTTTCGTTCCAGATAGAAATCTCTTCTTTTTCTTGGACCATATCCTACCATCTGGTGTTGCTAAATGGTTTGGATAATTAGGAATCTCTTTCGCGTCGGTAAGCATGTGGTAACAACTCCCCTAAAGTATATTCTTCAGTTCCATTTTCACCACCAAACAACATGAGAAGGTCGTTTGGGAACCATGTTGATAGGGCCTGTAGACAGCACCCACAACTTTTATGTGGACCAGTTGGACACCAAACGGCCAGGGCGGTGACATCATGGGCTCTAAATCCTCCAGCAAATAATCTACATAAAGCAGCTACCTCTGCATGCACCGCTGGATGTCCATTAAACTCCACATTTCCACCAACAACAATGTGGGAGGGTATACCTCGTTCTCTTGCTTCTGTCCTAATTGCACAGCCTACAGTGAAGTTGCTCTTGAATGCCTTAGAATTGCAGGCAGCCAAACGTGCTGCTGTGATAAGAGACTCTTTTTCCATCGTTGTCATTCTCTACCTCCTTAAAAAAGATAAACCGGGGACAGTGAATAAACAATTATACTCCACGTCCACCACGATATAGAGTCCTGTCTTTCGCACTAGTCCCCGGCATCTATAGTCCCCGGTATCTATCAAAATTTCTGAACGATCCACTCTTCCTCAAAGTTCTCACACGTATTGCTTAATGGGTACTTCAATCCAATCCGATGTCTGGAAGCTGCACGACAAATTGATTTGTAGTTCTCATATGCTTCTGGTCTCCATTTCCTTACCGCTCTCAATCTTTGAAAAATGGACTGCCTAGTTACTCCAAGCAGCATTGCTGTTTCAGAAATAGTTAACCCCATGCCAATAGGGGCAGGTGTGCAGCAAATCAAAGTTTCCATCTGCTTGCGAGTTACAGGTCTGATGTAGCTTCCTTTAGGCATTGTCAAATACCCCTCGTTCCCACAGTAGCCCTTCCAAAAGGATTGTATAGCATCTGATATCCCCGGTCTTCTCTAACCACTGCTTTTTCGATATAGGTTTGTCAGGAAACTCTCTAATAAAATCTCCGAGAGCAACAATATGTTTGGTCACAAATCCCCACAAAGCTTGTTCAGGAGTGCAACCAAGGAATTCTGCTGCCTGTTTGAAATTACTAAGTCTATCTCCATAAGCATATTCCTCCCCTTTTTTGCTCAGTGTTTGTCTAATGTCTTCTATAGCATCTTCTACTAGATAGTTAAACTCTTCATTGGTCATTATTGATCTCCCAACAGGTGGAACATAATCAGACAGCCAATACCAACCAAGATTGTGTCTAGTTGTTCCTCTAGAGAGCAATTAAATAAGTGATGAGCCAACACCAATATGGCTCCGTAACCTAAACCAATCCACATTTTAGTTGTCTGCTTCATCTTCCATCTCCTTCAATTAGTCCATACTTATCTGTCCAATCTCTCCAGTCTTGATATAGTTGTTGTTTTGTAGCTGCTACCTCAATTGTTATAACTTCTGGTTCCTTGTTTGGGGAAAACCCGCAACGGAAATATTCAAACCCTCCATCAACGAAGACTTTTTTACATGAACAAAAATGAAAATCATGTGTGGCACGAGAATAAATCAAATCGCCACAGTTAGGACATTTCACTGCTTGAACTTTCATTCTCTGCCCCTCCTAAAAGGTTATCAAACTCTTCATCCCAAGGCGATTGTTGACTGCCTTGACAAAACATACAGACGGTTTTTATTGGGTCTCCGTCTGCAACCTCATCAAAATAATATCCTAGTCCATCACAATACTTACATTTTGCCATCAGTTTCCCTCCTGTCTCCTAACTATATCCTGTCCTGGCCAACCAGTTCCTTTTAGGATGAAACCTCCAATTTTAGAGATCAATCTATGGGTCGTTTCTTTTTTACACATCGGACAAGTAGCTAGGTTTTTTGAATGGATTGATTGTTGAACTTCAAACTCGTTTCCGCATTTGCATCTGTATTGATAGGTTGGCATTTCAATGTATCCTCATAAATTGGCTTTCCCCAGACCAAGTAACTTGCTCTAGTCTCTCTCCATGATTTCTCCTTTTTTGGATGGCATGGATATAAACCCACTCTCCTATGTCAAACTTTAGATCAATCGGTTTCATCGTACGCCTCACAGAGTTGCCTTAGTAGCTGCAACCACTTTTTGAGTCTCTGCATCCTGGGCCTTACTGAGTTCAGTCTTCAATGCTGCTAGAATCAAGTCCATAGTCTCCAAGGGATCACTGCCTTCCTGTTGGATGGTCGTGGATAGGCTCTCTTTTAGCTCCTTAAACTTCTGCACTCCCACAACTACTTGCTTGAACTGGTCTTCTTTAAGGCCAATTTCATCATTCAGCGCAGCCATTGCCTCTTCAACTTCTTGTGGAGACCAATCCCCAGGCTTACGTCGCATCAATCCAAGCAGGCCAGTGAATCCTCCCATACCGGCCAACCCCAAGCCCATGGAGAACAAACCTTTTTCTGAAAACAGCAGCTCTTCTCTAGCATTGGCTTGGGCCAAGTTCTTAGTCACAATATCATTGATTTGGCTATAATCAATTTCCAAATCTTCAATACTATGCTTAAGAACATTTAGCTGAATTTCATAAGCCATGTCTACATAGCTATCAAGCTTCTCTGCTTTCTGAAGACTGGGCCAACCAGAGAATTCATTAGGCTCTGCAATTCCAGCCTCAGTCACAAACTCTACTGCCCTTTGGTCAATATCAGCAGGAGTCACAATGTGTGACAGGCTGGCACATCCCACACCTAGGCCAATTAATACAACGGACATTGCCACCACAAGATACTTACCCATTTTCGTTCTCCTGTGTTTTGGTTACTTGACAATCTTAACATTTTTGCCCAAAGCCTTACAAACTTCGGCTACTGTCATTTCCACCGGTCCTTCTTCTACTTTCTCCAAAACAAACCAAGGATAACTGTATCCGTTCCCAAGAAAAAGACCACTACTATAAGACCCAAAATCCATCACTTTTTGTCTTGATCCAACAGAATCATCCATAAATTTAGTCCAAGAATTGTTCCAGCCACATTCCATACTTTTTGCCTTCCTCAAAACTCGAACTCTATCACCGATTTGGATATTGTGTTTTTGTTTCCACCCCTGTTCCAGCGTTTCATAAGCGTTCTTTTTTGTGCCTGTCTTCTTAACAATACCAGACTTTACCTTCTCCAAAACAAACCAAGGGTACCAGAAATTGTCTTCCAACAAAAAACCAGAATTGGGGTTAATGAACTTAACCACAAGCTCCTTGCCAATGGCTTCATCCATAAGGTAATCCCAACAAGTTCCCCATCCACTTTCTTTATCCTTCGCTTTTCGCAACACCTTAATGGTGTCACCAATCTTGATACCACAACACTCTTGCAGTTTTGTGTAAGCTTCTTTTTCAGTCATCAATCAACCCTTTCATTAATCAGCAATTGAGTTAAACAAAGCAATCAGTTCCAGAACGAATAGTATATACACCACTATTTGTAGATATCTAATTGCTCTCATTTGTTTATCCTCACCAAACTTTAGTTGGATGAACTGTTGTTTGTTTTCCACAAGCTGGACAGACGTGTATATACGTCTTGTTTACTACTAGATATCTGGGGGGATTGTGTCCAGGATGGTGGCAGGTTTCTTGTTCTTTTGATTTCCATAATTCTTTTGTTTTATTTTCTTGAATCATATTTTTCTCCTAGTGATATGTTGAGTATCCAGCAAAACAGATCAGGAATACAATTGATAGTGCAACGAAGTGTAGTTCTGTCATTCAACTTTCTCCTCAGTATAAAAAGCATCCAAAGGTCTCAAGCTCTGCACAAACTCCGCAGCTTTTACTTCGGTATCGAATATAGCTGCCAATACATCATGTCCTGGCTCATATTCTGATGGTTTAAAGACAACATACACCTTCATTTACTCTCGCCTCCAATAAAAGGTTCAACCAATCATTCATTTCCATAACTGCATACGTTTTACTTCTATTGCGAGAGAACAATAACACCGGAGTCTTACGACCAGACTCTCGTTCAGCCTGCTCCAACCATTGCCAAATCTTTGTTTTCTCTTGGCACTTCACCTCCAAACATAGATCGTTCAACTCTTCTGGCAACTGACAGATATCGCCCTTCCAATCAGGCAAAGCACCAGACATGGGAGTGCGTCTGCACTTACAGTTGAAGGCTTTGTTGATAGCATCAGCTACTTCTCTTTCCTTTCGACTGCCCTTCTGCTTGGCACTCCTACCCTTGATTGACATCTTCCTCCTCCAATCTAGCAATGGCTTCTTTCAGTTTTTGCATAAGCACACCCCATTGAGCAAATTCCACCTAACAGAGTAGAGTTTTCTTGGTTGAATGTGATGTGACTCAAGTTCTTTTTCTTCTCCACAGATTTCACACCGATGGTCTGCAATCTCCTTTACTTTTTTTGCCCACAATATGTCTAAGTGCCTGTTGCCAAACCCTCTTGGTCTAGCAGCTTTACGTTTCTTCTGTTTCTTCTTCTTCTTCATCAGCGTTCTCTTTCTCTAGTTTTTCAATAGCTTCTTTCAGTTCTTTCAGCTCAACATTGACCCAGAGAAACTGAGAGCTTCCTCTATTCTCTTGGTTAAGTTGTATGGTTATTTCATTCAGACCACAACCGGTCCAATCCACATAACATCTTGTTTCATTGTCTCTGTTTTCCAGTTCCATTTATTCTCCTTTCAAGAATTCTATTGTAGCTTTCTTTCCTTTTGATTCATACAAAGCCCTCAAATCATTCGTTGGAGGGCAGTAACATCCGGTATAAAACACTGGTCCCCCTTCATCTGTTTTAACTTTTCCTAACTTATCACACAAATCTCTTGCCCCTTTTATTCCAGGCTTGTCGTTGTCACATACAACTATTACCGTTCTTGGCTTGGGTGAATGCAAACACAACCAATGTGTAAGCATCTCTGAACAAGCATCACAGCTTGGCCTTCCTATAACTTGTACTCCACACTCCAAGGCTATACAGGAATCACTCCACCCTTCACACACATACAGTGGTTTGCTGTGGTCAAATTCGATCTGAGGAACCATCAATCCCAACTTACTTCCTTCAACACAACACTTCCTCCTGTCCCGAAACACTCTCTGTATTCCACAGATTTTATTATCTGCCTCTCTGAGTGGCAAAATCCAAGCTTTCCCATCCCATCCTGCAAGCCAAGGTTGAGTTATCATTAGTGTTTCGATCTGAGACAAACCGTCTGGCATCTCATTCTCATAATATTCTTGTGCTAGTTTGGCCCAGTCAAACTCTCTTAGTTGTTTAGGTTTGTTCTTTCTTAGGCTCCTTAGCCACTCCAACTGTTTGGATGTAATCTTTCCTGACATATTACAACTCCAACAGTGGAAAGTGCCAGAATATTCTCCCTCCAAGTCTATACTAAGATCAGGAGTTCCCATCAAGCTTTCGTGGAAAGGACAAAATACATATGCCCTCCGGGGATAAATCTTGTGTATCTTAGCGGTCTTATTTTTGAGCTGTATGTTCATTATACTTCTTCCAAGATCAATTCAATATCTGTTCCTTCTAACCACTCCACACTTTGTAGATAAAGAATCTCATCATATGCTCCACTCGTGTATTCACTAAGTTGGTACTCCTGCCTAAGGGTGGTAAAGATTTTGGCTTCTGGATCACACTTTTCCAATTCGCTAATAAGTTCTTTAACAGTCATTAGAAAAGCCCTTTCCATCATCTGATATTTTATAGCTTCTTAACTTTGGGTGTGTTTTAATCAAAAGAGATTCCCCTCAATGTCACAAAAGCTACAGCAATATGGTTTGAAAATAACTGGAACTTCTACTCCTCCTGTGCCGCCCCTGTTTTTAGCCACAATAATCAACGCATCTTCCGTTTCCTTATCATATAGACTTGGGCTTTCATTTTTTTCATAATATGCTTCTCGATATAGTAGCATGACTACATCTGCATTAGCCCTGATGTATACACTGCCCCACAAATCCCTCATCGTTGGTTTCGGGTCTTCCCCCCTATTTCTTCTCTCGTCAGGGGCACCACTTAGTTGTGCTAGAGCTACTATAGCAACCTTGTGCTTCTTTGCAAGCTTTTTCAGCTTATCCATTTGTCTCTTGACTTTGATGTCCTCTCTATCCGTTTTCTCACAGAGTTCTGCCATCTGTAGATAGTCAATGAAGAATACTTTACATCCTTCCGACGACCACTCTTCGACCAGCTTTTCTATCGAATCGTCTGGGGCTCCTTTTTCTAATCTCCACTCTGGATAAAAACAATTCACCGATTCAGTAATGGCTATAGTGTTTAGTTTTTCTATTTGTTTGATTGCTTTTCTGATCTCGTTCTTCTCTTCCAGTGAGAGCTTTCCGGCCTTCAATTTTTGTGAATTAACGTCTGCTACCCTACAGACCAGCCGTTCCTGTAATTCTTCTAGAGTCATTTCTAATGACATGAAACCTACAGGTACTTTCTTCGCTGATGCGAGAATGAAGTCTAGTACTAAAGCGGTATTGTGTGTAACAATAAAATCATTGGTTAAATATAAACCATCCTGATTTTTTACTTTAATACACACCTGCTCAGTAACTCTACTTTTGTTAATGGCAACTATCTTTTTAGAAAAGGCCCTAGGCTTAGTCCATTCACCTGCTTTCCTTTTACATAAGAATGGACATTCTAACATTTTAACAACAACAACATATTCAGTTGACTTGTTGTCTTTTTTCCTGTCATAAATTCTTATGTGTGCTAGCCCTCCCAATGACCTTACTAAGTATTGTACGTCCTTAGCCAGTTGTTCAGACGTTGTGTAGAAATTAACTCTATTGTTTCTTGAACCCCCATCAGTATCCATAAGACCCCTGAGTAAGTCCATTCGCTGCTCAACATTTCCAAAAAGATAGTGTGGAGGAATTGCCTTATGTTTAGAGGTAACACAAAGTCCCAGCTTTTCTAAGGTTCTCTTTAATGGCATTCTCCCTGTCCCAACCAATCTATAGTATGGACATTGACCAGATGTTATTTTTCTAAGTTTGACATCTTTGGGCAGCCGAGTAAAAACCTGATCCACAATATCTTTATCTGTCTCTGAGCAGGAAAATCTTAGATTCCTGCCTGACAGGCTGCCATCTCCAATCAGTACCCCCAGTAAGTATGGATTAACTTCAAAGGATTTATATGGAAAATTCACGGCATTATTTACAGGAATTTTCCATCGATATCCTTGTCCCTTCGTTAAACCAAGGTCCATGATTTTCTTTAATGTTACTGTTCTTTCATTGTTTCGATTAGAAATGACAGTCCATAGATGATCTAGACCACACTCTGTAGAAGTATTATCATTGAACTCAATTTTATATGACTGTTTAATTCCCTGTGGGAACACTCCAATTACTTCCGTCAATTTTCCATCTCGACCATACACCTTTTCCCCCACCCCAATTGCTCCGATTGGTTTCCAGCCCGCTTCTGTCAAAACAGGCATGTCAACAGGCTGCTCTTTTCCCATGCCAGAACTTCCACCTAAGACATACACACACCCTTTGTTGAATCCAAAGAAAAGTTTGTCTAAAGAGGCCAGCCCTGTTGAGTACCCCATCTTCGGTTTCTTGTATGAATCTAAGAAGCCGTCAAACGACATCTGTTCAAACTTTGGCATAGCCACTTCTCCAATAAAGGGGACACTCCATTGTCCCCATTAAATCGACTCTGCTTCAACTAAGTCTACAGAATCTTTGTCATTCGTTCAAACTTTCTACAAGAATCCACATAGTCCCAGCTCAGGCCAAAAGGACCATCCCAACCTTCTTGTTCCAAATAAACTATGTTTCCTACATTACGACTAACACACTCAGCAATCTCTTTAGTTACCAAAAAACCAACACTGTTCTCGTCATAACCAATCCGGTTTTCAGGCTTCTCAAGTTTCTTTAGCTCTTCCTGCAACTTCTTAATATCAGCTTTGCACTGTTCAATTTTTGCTTGATTGCTGGTCATTGTCTTTTCCTTAAAAATCTGGAACGTCTTGCTTAGGCTTAATCAATCCGGAGTTGCTCAACAATGTGCTTACGCCAAGCCACAGATTGAGAAGATCCGTCTTATTGAAGAAAGGATTGTCCTTCCACTCCTTCGCTTCCTTATCAAACTTCTGATGCTGAACAGTGTAATACGTTGTTGGCTGGTCCTGATAAGACCCTTCCCATTGCACGATCTCAATCTGCCCACTCTTGAACTTCTGAACCATCTTTGCCTTTGCCATCAATTTTCTCCTTTAATAAGATTAAAAATGTTTTGTCCTGTCAGTTTCCAGCGGCACCAGTCAAAGTTTTCTTGAACTTGTTTGTCTGAATATTTTGTTGCTTCATAACAAGCAACACCACAAACAACAGTCCAATCACTGCCTGACTTCAGCAAAATATAAGCTGTGTTGGTATAAATTCCCTTAAAAACGTCCCCGTGTTTATACTCTGGTCCCTTCTCTTCCTTAATCTGGTCCTCCAATTCTCTGATATTCTGATTAATTGCCTCACGATCTTTCTTTGCTTGCTCTAGTCTATCTTCAAGACTCATTTTTGATTCTCTCCACACACTGATTGACGTTTGCGGTTACTGGGAACTTAGAAAACTTAGCCCATACTCTAGCTGCATTCCAACCCGTTTCTTCCTCCACAATCTCCAGTGCCTTTTTTTGATCCAACGTTGGTGTCGGATATGATATATCTGTTTCTACGTTAGAACCAGGGGACTTAACTTCCTCATTGTAAACCCATGCTACAAACTTGTCTGCTACATCTAGTACATCATCAGCCCCAATCACGTCATTTGAATTGGAAAAAAAGTCAACTGCTGCCTTCAAAGCACATTGTTTAACGATCCGTCTGTCCTTTTCTTCCCATTCCTCTTTTGTCATCTCACTTGCCATTGTTTATTCCCCCTCCAATACCAACCTACCCTCTACTTTTTGCCAATCCAGGGTTGTAAGAAAAGACAACTCATCTGCCGTTATCTTGCGTATGTTTTCTACCTTAATGCTTTTGTTATTCCAGCATGTTCCTACTTCAGCAGAATAAGTGTCTTTAACTACAACCAAAGCAATTTCACCACTTGGCAAACAAGTAACAACTGTTCTAGTATCATTTGTATACACTAGAATGTCACCAACTGAATAAGTCTCCTCCTCACTAAGCTGCTTCTTCATATTCGCCGCTGTTTCATCCGAGATAGAGATTTTCTTACCATCAATCATCAAGTAATTGTTCATCATTTTCTCCTTAATTTATTGGCCAATTCTTACATACAATGCTTTATTGTCTGCCGGAGCATAGGAACCGTGAACAGGACAAAGCTTGTTTTTTGCAAACCCAACATCAAACTTTTCACACAAATTTCTAACATAATCAAAAGACTCAAAAGTCCATTTTGCATTACAAGAAGGCAATGGGACCTTAATCAGTTTTTTACCATGGTAATCAATAATAGTCACCTTTTCATCATGTCCGAATGGGTGAGTGTCCAAGTATCCTTGTACCCTCTCCATAAAACTTGGATTGAACTGCTTCTTAAATTCCTCAGCAGTTTCATCACTAATTTTGATACGCTTTCCGTCAATACAAATGTAGTTCTTTATCATCTGATTGTTCTCCCATTCTTTAAGGAATTCTTCTGCTTCTTGACTGTAATATTTAACAATTTTCCACTCATGGTTCATTTTTCTGTCCTCCATTTAGAAATACAGCAGGGAGAAAACTTGCAACAACTTCTCACAGGACAATAGGATTCACACCTAATGCAACCCCCCTTTCGTGTCTCTATATGGTCCCCTCTATTGTTTTCTCTCATCCACTTCTCTGCTTCTTCCATCGTGTCTAGCACTCGCTCTGCTCTCTGCTTTCCTGTCTTCTTTACAGCGTATGTCGTAGGCTTTTCCCATCTGTCCTCCGAACTACACGAATATGGACTGCTAGAATGATACTCCAACTGGTCAAGAATAAACTGGTTTTGCTTCTCAAAGGACCAGAGTTTCAAAGGCATAGCTTTATAACTGATGATTGGATAATCCTTTTTAATAGTGTTTCTAAGCTTCCAATCTCTGTATAGCACGTCAGCAACCAAATCAACTACTTCTTTTCCCTCCATTCTCTGAAACCATGCGTAGATGTTAAGTTGTTCTTCCTCCTTATCTACTCCAAACTTTTCAAATCCCACTGCTTTGGTTTTGGTATCAATGATGTGTCCATCGAAGAAGTTGTCGGCCTTCCCGACAAGTGTAATACCAAAAGGGTTTCCGTTTAAATCCACTGTCTGAGTTAGTTTATGCTCCGCCTCTTCTTCTGTGGTTGCCTTGGATTCACTATATTCGTGTACCGAAATGCCAATGAGAGTAGATAGCATATCACTTACATCATATTCGATATCATCAAATCTCTCAATCAATAGGGTCCTAATCCTTGGAGCATTAATTAAGTGGGTTGTAGACATCCGGCTAGGGTCTGGCCTCTTTAATACAGGCAACATTCTAGTTATTCTAGCAGGCAGCTTATATTTGTTGGTCACAGTTGCCATGTTTTCTCCTTATTCTTCAATCCTCTCTACTTGTCCACCCAACCACCCTTCCAACACACTCCTGGGAATCTTGCAAATGTTCTTAACTTCAACCCATTTGCCATTGTTCACCATCGCATTGGTGTCTATATCCAAGAAACCAAACTTGGATACACCATCATCATATACACCCTTCTTAATAATTCTTAGCCGCCAACCACGTACAGCAATCAAATCTCCAGGCTTGAAAGTTTCCTCTCTTTCGACCGTATTTACAAACTTTTTAGCTTGAGTTCCAGTCAACTCTATGTCCCTGCCGTTTGTGTGAATGTAATGATCCATTTTCTTTTCTCCTATCTACAATGGTCAAAACTGTCAATTTCAATTCTAGAAGCAACAACAACCTTTCTGTTTGATTGGAGTCCCTTGGTATGAATATCTTCTTCTTTGATTTTCACCTTAATAATTTTTCGTTTGTTAAAAAACACACATAAATCTCTCCAAAACCTGGCACTCGCTCTAGAAGTAAAGCAATGGAATCCTGATTTGTATAGAATATTATTATCATCCGTAAGTTTAGACCAAGAAGTTTTTGCTTTGTTTTGTCCTAGTTTCAACTGGAAGAATCTATTGCTTGTCCTATTGTATTTAGTCACAACCTTCCAAGCAGTAACATATCCGTCTTTCACTCTCAATGGAAAATCTGATTTATGGTGAAGGCACATTGTTTGTCCTTTCTTCAGTATATGTGTTTCCAGCATCTTCTCTTCACAATATCACATACCGCCGAAGGAGTTATCCCATATTCTTTTGCTAATTCAATACCTTTCTCTCCATTTGCTCTTCTTTTTCTAATATCCCTAACATCAGAACCCAAAAGTTTGCTTCTAACACTTTGCTCCCCGGACCTAAACTTCGTTCCACATTCAGGAGAGCAAGTCTTTTGTGCCCTTTCCTTTGGCTTGAATAATTTTTCACAAATTGGGCAATGTTTTTCCGGTATTCTGTCTTTTCGATTCCAGATGTTTGCTTTTTGTGAAACCCATTCTAAATTGCTTACATCATTGTTTGTCTTGTCTCCATCGATGTGATGACAAACACATCCTTCTGGACAAGGACCAACCCAAGTCTCCAAGACTAATCGATGAACTAGCTTATGCCAAGAGTGGCCCCCCTTTCCCAATACAATCTGCCAATATCCTCTTGGATGTTTGCACAGTTTCAATTGTTTGTTTCCTGCCTTCACTATTCCCGTTTGACTTATTTGATATGCAGGAAAACCATAAATTTCTCTGAATTCCATGTACAGACTCCCAATTAAAGGAATGATCTTGGTGATCTGCTAGAAGAGATTCTATAAGTCTAACCGGCGATCAACTTAGACGTCTCGGTGTTCTCTCATCCATTCGCCGGTCATCTGGTTCGTTTCAGGAAGTTTTGAGATTCTTAATGCATCACTATGTTCTTATACGCTCTTGCAGGTCCAGGGGTTCTACGTATTTCGAGGGAAAATCCTGATTTTGTGAAAATTTCTCACTTTCTTCAATACCCTACCTCTCCGTAGTGAATTCAGGGAGGCTGACGAAGAGCTTTTTCACCTCTTTGATCTTTGAATTATCAATATTAGCTAGGCACATTGCACACACTCCTAGTAACTTTAATATGTAAAGCCCAAGGATTCAACTGCTGCCTTAAATTCCTTCATAAGCCTAGGCAGTCTAGCTTCTAGTCTTTCCTCTAGGCCAGGAGCAGTCAAATCCTCATCCGTTGCGTCAGGCCATATGGCCGTGGTCCTAGCAGCATCTAAATTCCTTTCTTTCCCTTCGGTATGTGGGAGCTGTGGTAAATTGTAAACAGGGTGTTCATTGCCATCTTTGTCAATTATGACGTATTCCCAACATGGTTGTCCTGGGTCGCCGCCAAATAGAATCTGTCTTTTTTCGCCTTTTCTCAACCCCCAACAATCCTTATCACCCGCATGGTAGACCGTGTTAGGAACATAATGAATTGGCCCGTCAGTGCTACACAAGTGCCACTTGATTAGTGGGGCCAATTGTGGAAAGCGCTTTGCTATTTCATTATGCAGGCACCCACCTCCATTACACCATAGTGTTTCACCACTCTTGTGTATAACCGTCGGTTCACTCCATCGGCGGTCTTTAGTAAAGAGTTTGGCAGTAAGAGACAAACCCTTGTGTCCACGATGATCCTTGTCATCATAACAGACGGAGGCAATCAATGTTTCTGGCCGACCATCGTCACCAATATAGTCGGAACGAAATTTTTTAATTTGTTCTTCAAACATCTTTTTCTCCTGTCTACAATGATTTAAGCTTTTTCTTTGTAAAACATTTGTAGTCTCCTTTATTGTATCTGTTCTAGCATCCACTCTCTTGTTTTACAAACTGTTTACATCGTTCCCACAATCTGCCCTGCATAATCCTTCTTGCGGCTTTGGTGTGTTCTTCTGCATGCCGATGAAAAGCATTGCTTTCTATCAAATTCTGAGTGCTTTTTATCTCTTCCACGTTTCGTCGCTTTAATGCGAAGTGTAGTTCATATATACCAGCAATTATTTCATGTTTTACTCTGTCGGAAAACTCTGACGCTACTAATCCTTTATCAATCCATCGGGCGTGTGCTGCTTCATGCGCCAAAGCAATCTGAGGATACTTCACATCTTTTTTTCCCTTATATATTTTTCTTTCTTCCCAATTACAAGCAGCGGTATGATATAACTCATGTGGACCGTCAACTATTTCCCAACCATCCGGTATTCTCACACCGTCAATAATTCTCATCTTCATATTCCCGATTCCATTTGTCAAATAATACCGCTACAGCGGGATCAAATGGCGGTATCTCTTTGTTTAGTATGTCGTCAGGCGTTTTGATGCTTCGATAAAGGTTACCTCTCTCAGTAATGTACAACCCTGCTTTCGATGGTGGTTGTGAATTATATACTCCAAGCATCATTACCGCCTGCCACTGTTTGGGTGGGATCATTGTACTTTCCTTTCTCAAAAGTCAAAACCCTTGAGCGAAACCCATTTGACTTGGTATCCCAGATTTTTTAACTCCTGTTCGTACTTCCTATCACTGGGCAAATCTTTGTTGGGTGTAATGTAATTACGTTTCCATTGGTGTTCGTCTGGTGCTTTTGTCCATAGCTGGTGCATGTTAACTCCTTGTGAATCTATCAATGAAGGTCTGTTTTTCCAGGTCTCGAAGCGCTTGTTTCCACATTTTATCATAGTGTCTTGCGTTCGGCACTACTCTCAATCTTCCCATGATTGATTTGCGTTTAAGAGGACAACGTTCGACCCATTCCTCAATCTCTCGCTCTACAGTCTCGCTTGCCATTGCTTTCTCCTAGAATACAAATCCCACAAGAAAGAATCAGGGACTCCTTTCCCTTGCAACATCCCTATACAGCAGGAGGAAGGGGCTAGGCCGGAATTGAACCGGCCTCACAAACGACCACAAGCCCCATAGATGCTACCCCATGTCGATACAGCCTACCATGCGGACTGACGACCTCTTACCGGCTCTCAGTTCGTTGACCAGCATCTCGACCGCACAGGCCAACTCATCTTCGATGTTCTGGATCCCAGCTTCACCACAAGGCAAATCGGCATCGTTGGAAAGAAACGGTGAAGCGATAGAGTGGATGGCTTTCTTTGCTATAGCCACGCGCTCAAACGCCAGCTTGCCAGCGAATTTCTTGGCATCGAAGTTTGGACCGTCCTTCTCAGCATTGTATCGCGTCAACCACGTAGCACGCTTGACCTCACTACAGTTGGCGCACTTCGGAGCGGTTGACTGAAATACTCCATGTTCATCGCACTCATAATACTTTTGCTCTGCCATGTTAAGTCTCCCTAAAAATGTTTATTTGGTTGTCAATGATCCACTATCTACAGTATAACATGTCTGTAAGGAAATGCAAGAAAAATCTTGCAATTTTACCAATTCCGAATCCAGATGTACATTGCTAGAACAACTATACTCAGTTCCATAATTCATCCTCCTACCCATTTGAGATAACAGATCATAAGGGTAAGCTCCGTAGAGCCTACCGTTGCAATCTGTTATCGTTCGGCAACTGACTTGTACTTCACTTCATCGATGCCCGTACTGGCCACATGTTCCTGCATCCGTTGTATGGCGGATACCGTGTTCGGGGCCTTGCCCAACCACCCGCCATCCATGCGCCTGCCATGCTTGCGACCTGACCACCTTACCAGATAAGTTACCATGACTCATCCTCCTGTATTCGGTTGTCAATGAAATGTGTTGCCTCACTACACATAGTATACCACAACCCTTACCCGATTGCAAGAAAAATCTTGCAAAAGGGTGAAAATTGTGATATTAGCCTCCTCAAAACTCCTCAAGCAGTGTGCGGCGGAACCCGTGGAACCCATCGGCTGCGGCAATGGCTTCGACGTCGTCACATTGTTCCTTGGTGCCCTCACTAAGTAATACTACTTCATGTAGCCGATTAGATTCGTCCTCAGGCAACCCCCATAGAACATAATGCCTCATTGCCATTTCCATGACTCGTCCTCCTGCGTATTTGGTTGTTTCTGCCTGTCAAGTACTTTTCCACCTTTTCTCGAGGTTCGTCGTTATTTTCCAAATTCCTGCCCTTCATGGCATTTTGTGTTACCGGACTAAAACAGATACATATACCCAGGGCCATTCACCATCTTCGGGAATGTTAAACTCTTCGACTTGCTCCAATACCATGTCTACCTCACTGGCCCTGTCAATATCGTTCAGAAGATCAGGGTTGCCATCTACGTCCCAATCACCTTGAACCAATTGTTCTACGGCGTCTGACAATGCGTTATACTCACTATTACCAATGCCCGTAGCTACATTCTCAAATTCAGTACCACACGTGCCACATCCCTGGAAATAGTCCGAATACATGACGCCATGAGTGATAATCTCATACTCTTTGATCGGTTTCATGGTCTTTCCTCACAATCTCACAATCTTCATCTATCATGGATTCGATGCTTACAAGTATAGTATAACAGGTTTTGTTCGGGAATGCAAGGAAAATCTGAGAAAATTGGAGAAAATTTGTGGTCCGATAAGGATGTGATAGGGGCAGAAGAGGGAATAAATTCATTCCTACCCCACATATTGGGGAAATAAGGGGGGATTTGTGAGGGTTGTACACTACCCCTAGTATGTCACCTTGCATGCGCACATGAGGCAGTTGGTCCGAAGTGCATGGCTGCACTAACGTCGGGGAGGAAGTCTCCTCGTCAACTCTGCTGGCCATCTGCCTAAGTCCGATAATACTGTGGCGGCCCTAGGTTAACATTATAGGACCTTACTTGTCATAAGAGTTATAGGACCTTGACCCAGGCTGCCCACAACGTCCTATAACCTTGAGGGGGAGGTGGGGAGAAGAAAAGGAAGGTGGGAGAGGTACTATAACAACCTTATAAATTTATACACCATATTGGGATCGAAGTTGCCCTCTAATGCACCAATGTGGAAGGAACTAGTTGTCTACAAAGAAGTTACATCAATTCAGTGCAGAGCTACACGAACACGGCCCATTGAGTAAGGGTACAGTATATTGTGCTGATCCTGGGCCGTTGCAGTTATATTATCAACTCTAGCAGTGTCCACAAGACACAAAGTGCAGAACAAAAAGTTGTAAGAAATTTTTACTAGTTTTTCTTACAAGGCGTATACTGGAGGAGCCCGTTAGGGCGTGTCTTGTTTTGGGAGATTGTATCGTATCCATTCTACCTTTACCTCTTCGCCCAGACCAAATAATTATCCTCCTTTCGCTGCACAAATTACTATCCCAATCAATGCTCCTCCTCCCAAGAAAATAATGTTGGTAAGGACAGCAAACAGTACATCTCTAAAAGTAGTTTCTTCCATCATTCATCTCCTTCTACTTTATAAATACATTCAATTGTATAGGTGTTTGGTTTGAGGTTTATCCAAGGACTAGCAACAACTCGTTTTGCTAAAGACTCAGACTTGTAGACCATCAGCTTTGGTGGTGTGTATGAGCCTCCCCTAGTCCAGCATACAGACTTATCTAGATTCAATACAGCCCAAAGCTCTGTCGCTTTTTTAGAAGTATCTCTATATCCCATTATTTAATCTCCGAATATGTTTTACCTGATTTACAATCTACCTTAAAAGGAATAGATAGACTGACTGCATTTTCCATGCAATTTGTAATACACTTCTTTACTTCATTCAGATATTTCTCCTTACATTCACAGACATATTCATCATGCACAATCATCAGCATTCTTGCTCCCCAATTGGGGTGTTTCTTAAATTCATCATAAATCTTTCGACCAGCAATCTTGGCCTGATCTGCTGCAAAGCCCTGAATCCAGAAATTAAAGCCCTGTCGAACACACCTGTCCTTACAGGGGTACTTACCTCCCGCATGTTGGGGAAGAACATCATAGTCTGGGAAACGTCTCCTCCGGCCCATCAGAGTACTCAAATAGCCCTTATTCTTGAGTTCTCTAGGTATCCGGTCCATCGAGACCTTTACACCAGGATAAGCCTTAAAAAAGCCATCTACCCACCTTTGAGCCTCTTCCTTACTTACCCCCTGTCTCCAGGCAATTCCGGCTGCTGTTGATCCGTAGACGATTGGGAAGTTTGCTCCATTCTTTGCTCGATAGCGTTCAGATTTGAATTTTGAAGCTGCCTTAGAATGTGCCTCTGAACCATCCATAAGTGTATCTTCGTCCAATCCAAGTTGGAAGATATGATTTGCCGTAAGCAAATGTAAGTCGAGATTTCGCTTGAAGGCATTGATTATCCTTTCATCTTGACTTACTTCTCCTAAGATTCTTAATTCCTGCCCACTATAGTCTGCTCCAACAAGAATGTTGTCTGTGGTAAAGATTTCTCTATAGTTAATTTCTGGGTCCTTGACGTTTGGAAGCTGTTGAAGGTTCGGGTCATAACAGTTGGTTCTTCCAGTTTTTACAATTCCAAAACTAGGTCTGATCCTTCCATCTTCATCAATCTGATCCCATGCTGGACTAACATAAGCTGATTGTAGTTTTTGTAATCTCTTATACTCAGCCAAGGAATCAATAAATGGGTGGCCCTTCAGCCTTTGAAGAGTAAGAGCATTGACCGTCAATTCTTTCTTTTTTGCAGTCTTCTCCTCCAGTTTAAGTCCTAGTTTTTTGCAACAGTTGACTAATTGTTGACCTGAGTTAAAATTGACTGGAAGTCTCCGGAACCCTTGACCAAATATCCCTGTCTGGATATCAGCCTTCTTATCAATCAACTCTAGCATAGAATCCTCCAAGGATTCCATCTTGTTAGCAATCTTAATCTCCAGAGCTTTTAGCTTGGTTTGATCTACTAGGATTCCATTCATTTCCATTTCTGCTGCTACGGGAATAAAATTTAGTTCGATCTGAAAGATATGCTCCAAGCCTTCTTCTTTAATCTGAGGTTGAAATATCTCCCATAGTTGATATGCCCAGATAGAGTCATTCATCGCATATTCGTAGAACTCTTCACTGTGCCTACCATAGCTCTCAGCTTCTTCCCATTGTGATATTCTCGACTGAGGCACTGCTAGAACTGTATTAGCTAGGGCCTTCAGGCTATGAGAATCACGATTCTCATCAAGCAAAAAACTAGCAATAAATGTGCAGAAGAGACTACAAGGCTCCACTGACAGGAACTTCTTACAGCATTTGAAATCATATTTTGCATGGTGTGCAATGAAACTACCTGAAGAAAAGATATTAGACAGACAATTAAATATGGAGTTAGCATCTTCATTCTCCCAACAATCACAATAACAAGCTCTCTCTCCATCACAGAAGCTAATGCCAACCGGCTCCATCTCAAGATAGTTTAGTCCAGTCGTCTCCCAGTCGAAACTATATACATCGGAATTTGATTCTTCAAACCAAGCCTTAACTTCATCTGGAGTCATTAGAACTTGCTTTTTCATTTTCATCTCCATAGAATTGGAAGTAGAAATTCTCCAGTTGTTCCAACTCTTCCTGATGAAGTTCAATATTATTACGAAACATTTCGATAGCTTCCCACAGCAGCTTACCCTCACTCATAAGGGTCTCAGGGGTAATCTGTCTGCCCCAGTATATGGTAGATGCAATGTATGGGGTATTCTGGTCCTTAAAATAAATCTCAAATAAGGCTGGATCAAGATTAGCCGTTTGCAGTAGTTTAGCTGTTGATACCATGTTAAGCTCCAATATCTTCTTCCAGTTGTTGAATAGTAGCTTCAAAAGCATCATCTACAGGATAGTATTTTTCCATTACATACAACGGTTTGCCGTAGGCACCATCAATATAATAATTGTATTCTTGTACTAGTTCACGATAACGTTCCAAGAATTCTAGCTTTTTGCTAAAGCTCATCGTCAGCCCTTTCACATTTAATTAATGCACAATCGAACGTCAATTCAAACCTGGTTCCACAACTATCACAAGTGCATATTTCCAAAAGAATGTGTTCAGTTCTTTCTGACAAAGACACATCAAATCTTTTGCATCGGCATCTAGGACAACACGCCTCCATTAGAATTTCTCTTTTATCAAGGCATCTCTAGTATCCGGTTCCAGAGTGTCATATGAAACAAACTTGCCATCCAACATGTCTTTAATTTTACAGTCCAGTTTACCCGTTAATCGCTTTATTCCATCCCTGTCTGATTTTACTTTTTCATAAGGTTTTGGAAAATTTTCCTTAAACCATTGAATCCTCCTTGTTACAGTGCTTGGCTTAATTCTTTGATATTCAGCAATTTCTTCTATTTTAAGATAGCACTCGTACCCGCTCCACAGTAAAATGGTATCCAGATATTTTATTAGCTTCTTAACTCTTGGATCATTTTTGTCCATCACATCTTGTAAATCTCCCCAATTCATTCTTCCATCTCCTTCAGCTCCTTCTCAGTTTTACCACTCAATCGCAGATAACACTTCTTACACTTCAATCTTTTGCCAAGTAAATCAAACCAATAGTAACAGCCTTTGCCAGTAATCTTTTTACCACACTCACTACAAATTCTTTGCATCACAATTCTCCTTAAAAAGTTGACCTTCTATAATATATACGAATCTGTTGTCAACCTGTTCGCGGAAAAATGGAAATTTTGAAAAAATTTCTGCTAGACCTGAATTATAGGACGTGCCGGGAGCCTATTTTGGCTGGGGAAGGTCCGAAAATATCTCAGCTTTGCGGGTAGGAATTGACTGTGCTTGTTAGGCAGACAGTTTAACAATAGGAGTGTTGGGGGTAGGAATGAAGGAATTCTCAGATTTTTTTAAAAAAATTTTATTCCTTTGTGTCATAAGGACTTACGTGTTGAGAGAGTGTCATTCAGAGACCTTACACGCACATTTTCACTATATAGTAATAGAAAAGAGTTAATTAAGTTAACAAACTTGGAGCATTAAGGCCGAAGGCCCAACGGTAAACATGATTGAGCGAACAAAACAGTTGACAAGGAATGGTGAAACTTAGTTCGCTACAAATATCCTATAGTAGTTCTAGCAGTCAGCACCAGGATATCAAACGGCTGACAATAGAGAAAAGGAAAACTGGATTCTAATCTTATGAAAAAGCAATGCAGGAAGTGCAAACGATTTTTTCCACGATCAAAATTTTTTGATAGACGGGATCGGATTGGAGAAGTCTACGCTTTCTGCAAAACTTGTATGAGAAAGACTCCGTTGTATGTTTCGGTTCTGGTCAACGGAGAGTATGTGCCGGTTCTGGAAAAGACCTCCAGAGAACTAGACTATCCGGCTGAAGAAGACAGGGGTTATGGTAAGGTGAATGGTTAATGGCACGTTGGGACCAACAGGGTTATGAGGAAGCCGGAAGCCCTAGGGTTAATCCAAAGGAAAAGAAACCATTCTCCACAGAATATTCTGCAATGGCTGAGAAGCTTGTTGCTTCTGGAGCCAATCAGAAAGACTTAGCTTTTGTTTTTGGTACTTCTCAGGATGTGATTCGGGAATGGAAGCGAGATCATCCGGAATTCAAAAACGCGGTCAAACGTGGAAAGGAGATCACATTATCCCGTTTGATTGGGGCTGGAATAAAAGCTGCCGAGGGAGCCACAGTAACCACCACGACTTACACCGGAACGGGGATAGTGGGGGAAAATGGTATGGTAGAGGAATTAATCCCCGGTACAGAGGTAGACGTAAAGAAGGAAGTCAAGGAAATTCCCCCGAACGATAAGTTGATTCAATTTCTTGCTAATACTCTTTCTCGCCAACTTGGCAAGGAAGATTGGGTTTCCAAACAATTTAGTGAAACGAAGGTTAGTGGTGAGGTTCAGCATAAGATTGATGCAAGTTCCGTTCAGAAACAGATTGAGGAACAGAGTGCTAGGTTAATTAAGCATGTTGATTCCAATGTTATTGATGCTGAGGTAATAGACAATCAGAGCTAGTGAATATAAAAAGATCAGTAAAACTCCTGAAATGTTGTTTCAGGCTGTTCCAAAGACTGTAGTCGAAAATCTACGGTTCCGGGCTGATCTGCATTCCTATCTCGTTACAGATGAAAAGGCAAAGATTGATTTCCTTGCTAAAGCGTTTATTGATCCCAGAATCTTCTTTAACACCTGTTTCTGGGTTCCTTCCCCAAAGCAGGGCAGTAAAAGCCCTAAAGTCCCCTTTATCTTATATCCCCATCAAGAGCGGGCTGTAACGAAATTTAAGCACGGTATAGAAGTAGGTTATGATATACTTGCTGACAAGAGTCGTGATGAGGGGGCTACCTTCCTAGTCCTTGGAATGGGCATGGTTTATTGGCTGATTGAGCCCATGTTCCAAATGCTGTTGGGTTCGCGTGTGGAAGATTTGGTAGATCGGGCTACAGGCATCAAGAATGGGTTTGTGGTAGGTTTTGAGCGGTGTCTATTCTACAAGCTCCTGTTTATGCTGCAAGAGCTTCCGCTGTATCTGAAGCCAGAGTTTGAGAAATCTCACATGATCCTCCAGAACTTGGAGAATGGTTCCTGTTTTGAGGGGGAAACGACAAATGCTGGTTTTGGCAAGGGTGCCCGTGGTCGTGTGATTATGGTAGATGAGGCTGCCCAGATCGAACCCAAGTTGGCACAGAAGATATTTGAGAACATTGCGGATACGTCCAGTTGTTGCATTCTTAATTCGACTCAGGGGGACTGGGGAGAGGCCCATCCGTATGCTAAAGCCCTAAAGCATCCGGATACGCACAAAGTAATTCTTGACTGGACAGAGAATCCGAGAAAGAATCCGGGTTTGTATGAAAGCCCCAAGACAGGAATCGTCCGAATCCATGATGTCGAGTATTATAAGAGACTATTTCCGGGGCGATTCGACGGTATATCTAGGGGGCAGGACGTGTCTGTGGAACATTTGGAAGGAACCTACCCCTTTGTGGCCGATGGCGGTATATCAAACTTCCACTGCAAGAGATCACCTTGGTTTGACAACTATTGCAGACGACCAAACACCACGGCCAGATCGGTAGCTCAAAATGTTCTCCGGATTCCTGCTGGTTCTACGGATATGTTCTTCCGTTACGATCTGATGGAGACTTTGCGAAGCCAAATTAGGTCTCCGAGATATGAGGGCAGGATAGAGTTTACTCTAGCAGAGAGTAAAATTCAAGAGGCTTGGTTTTCTCCTGGCGGTTCAAACAGTAATTTCTCCTGGTGGGATAGTTTGCCTAATCGGCGTCCAGAACAGAGTCATAATTATGCTGTCGGGTGTGACATTTCAAGAGGTACTGGGGCTTCTAACTCTGTAGCGGCAGTGATTGACGTTAATACTAGTGAGTTAGTTGGCCTCTTGGTCACACCATATCATCGCCAGGAACAGTTTGCGGAATTGGTTGTTGCTTTGTGCGAATGGTTAGGGGGAGTAGAACGCCCATTACTGAATTGGGAGAAGAATGGTGCCAATGATTTTGAGGCCCGTCTTGATGAGTTAGGATATTATAATTTTTGGGATAGTAATAAGAATTTCTATGGCTGGCGTTCTTCGGGTGGACCAAATGGTACTAAGATTGAGTTGTTGAATTCCTACGAAGCTGCTTTATTTGAAGGGCAGAAAGAAAAGACAGAGTTTGATTTTCTACATATCTATGATGAGCAAACAATAAATGAGATGGCTCAATATGTTTTCTTTGAGGGCCGTGTAGATGTGGGACCTGCTACAATGCAGACCGAAAGCAGTGGAGCAAAAGCTGCTCATGGTGACAGACCAATTGCTGTAGCTATAGCTAATCTTTGTGCAAAGCAGCAAGTACCGGGAAGGCGAGACCAATATAGTTTGGTAGAGGACGGTTCCTTTCTTGATCGTGTGAGAAGACACGAGGAAGCCGAGGCCAAGAAAAAACGAGACTCGAAGGAGTGGTGGTAATTATATGGCTAAACACATTCTTGATGAAACTAATGTGAAAGATAGTTACCCCAAACGGCTACAAATGCTGTCTCGGATGTGGTCAAAAAAATGGGAGGGTGCATATGACAAATCTCAAAAGTGTATGCGGTTATGGCTCTCCGGATACTTCGATAAGGGATATGCCCGCTGGCATATGTTGAATTATATGGATCGTGGAGTTTCTACGGTCACATCTTATCTTGTGTCAGGTAATCCGAAGGTTATGGTTGAAGCTGTTGCTCCGAATCTTCGTCAGTTTGCTTACAATATGAAGTTGATTCTTAACTTTGCTATTGAGCAGAACAATTTTGCTGAAGAGGTCCTAATTCCCGGTGCTGTTGCTTCAATGTTTGGGGATTGTATTGCTAGAACTTTTTACGAGTATGATAGAGCAGTTTCACTTGATGATGAAACAATCAAGATTGGTACTCCACGTGTAGCACTGATTGAGCCTTGTGATTATATCGGAGACCCCTCGGCAAAAGTGCGGAGAGATTTTGCTATCGAAGGAGACCGATATCGTTTGCCTACCGAATATGCTAAGGATTTGTTTGGGAAGAAGTTTGCCGATCACATCAAACCGGATTGTAAATTGATTACAAAGTGTTCGGCTGAGGAATTGAGTAGCAAGGGATTTGATTTCAACAAACTGGCAGACCGGGAATATACTACATTCTTGGACATCTGCAACATTAAAGAAGGTACAATTGATACCATCATGCCGATGGGTCACAAAGCCGTGATTTTGAAGACGGTGGAGTGGGATGGGCCGGATCGAAGCCCCTATGACGTTCTTGGATACCGGTATGCTCCGAACATCCCGATCTCGATTCCTCCAGCCTGGAACTGGTACGACCTTGATGTATCGGCCAACATCGTCGCTAAGGCCGCCCGTGAGCAGGCTGAAAGCCAGAAGACGATTCTAGCAGGGGAACCCATTGCTAAAGACGCAATGAAGTCGGTACTCAGTGGCAAGAACATGGACATGCTGTTGGCCAAACATGCGGATAAGATTCAGAAGTTTGAATTTGGTGGTGTGACGGCTGATAATTATGGCTGGCTTCAGTGGGCTAGTAATGAGTTTGCTCAGGCCGGTGGAGGAGCCAATCCTAATTTGGCTGGAAGTGGTCCTGCCGCTGATACATTGGGCCAAGAACAAATGGTTATGGCGAATGCCTCTAGAGTGGCAGGAAACTTCTACAACAGATTCCACAGTTGGATGACGAATGTTCTCCGGAAATGGTCTTGGGCTTTGATGGAAGACCCTGGAGCTTATTTTGAGGTGCTAGAAACAGTAGATATCCCTGGCGTTGGCAACTATGAGTATCCTGTATATTATTCGTCTGCTGACAAGGCGGCTGAATTTAATGATTTGATCTTTAAGCTTATTCCATATAGTACTCAGCGTAAATCACCAGAACAGAAGTATGCAGAGTTGTTCCAATTCTGTACTCAATGGCTTCTGCCAACTATGCCGTATAGAATGCAGAGTGGGGCAACTATTGATATGGAAATGGTTGACAAGTTCTTGGCTGATTACCAAGGCATCGATTCATTCCCGCAATGGTATCATGGGACCCTGCCTGCCGATGGGCCAGATGTGAATTTTGTTATGTCAAGTAAAAGCCCTGGACAAGAGGATGACAGGTTTGGAGCTAGTCTTCCTTCTCGTACAGCAAACAATCAACAGCAACAGTCCAGGGCAGGATTTGGAGGAGAAACTAATCTTAATCTAGGAGGCGTACCAAATGAAGTTTAGAGTTATTTTGCTGTGCATCCTTCTCGGATTGGTTGGATGCGAGAACCGTGAACCTGAAGCTAAGCCTACGATGTTGGTAGGAATCGCAGATCAGGTTGAAGCAGTTCGGAGTACTGTTGTTCATGTAATGAAGGAAGGGGATTGTCAGGGATCAGGTTGCATTATTAGTGCTGACGGTTTCATCTTTACTGCCAAGCATGTCACTGATGGAGATGATGGAGATTATATTGTCACGTTGGATAACGGTGATAAGTATCCTGTCGTCAAAGCCCTGGAGGTAAAAGATCATGACGTGGCTATTTTGAAAATCGAGCCAAAAGGTCCCCTGCCTTTCTGTAAACTAGCGGATGTAAAAGCCTTGCGTCCTGGCGATTTCTTGTTTATTATGGGCTCTCCTCTTGGAGACATAAACTTCAATTCTGTCACACTTGGCATCCTTTCTTATATGGAACGGGACTTGGACCAGTACTTGACTAACTACTCTTACGGCTGGACTCCGACGTTTCAATCCGATGCTGCTGCTTATCCCGGCAATTCTGGTGGTCCGGTTTTTAATCTAAATGGTGAGGTAGTTGGCGTTCTGGTCGCTGGAATGGAAGCTTGTTTGAACTATAGTGTACCTGTTAATGTCTTCATGGATGATTTGGCTACTATTCGTCTGTGGTTTGAGCTTTCCCGGTTTGAAGTTCTGGAGCCAAAGAAAGAGTCTGACCCTGTTTGGTATATGTCTGAAGATGAATATTATGAGTCTAGAGTGAAACATGCCGAAGGAGCTTGAAGGGAAATTAAAACAGCAGGTTAGAAAGAAGGGATTTACTGGCAAGAGGGCTGATCGTTATATTTATGGAACAATAGCTAAACGTTATAAAAAAGTAAATGGAAAGTGGGTTAAAAGGTAATGAGGATTAGGACTTATCCAAAGTACACAGTTTTGAAGATTCTGTGGAAGGATATTACATCTGATCCTAGTTGGCATTCAAAGGAAGGGCTGGATAAGGCCGAAGCAACTTCAGTTGTCAGTGTAGGAATGTTTCTAGCAAATCATAAAGGTGAGTTAAAGATTTGCCATGATGTAGCTGAGGATGGTAGTAGTGATTATCAAGTAATCCCTTGGGGATGTATAGACAAGATTATCATACAAAAGGAGACGAAATGACTTTCAAAGTTTTGGAAAATGTGACGAGAGAACAGATTGAGCAAATGACGACTGAGCAAGTAATAGAGCTTGGAGCAAAGGTTAACAAAGAAGCCGAGGGTGAAAAGATTCGTCAAGCCTTGTTGAATGTTCTTAATAATGCTGAGAAAAAGATTGTTGAATCTAAGGTGATCTCCTAATGCCTTGTTATTGTTTTATTTGTTCAATGTGTGGAAAGAGTTTTGAGAAAAATATGCCCATGTCTCAAACCGGCAAAGAAATAAAATGTGAATGTGGAGGATTGGCAAGCAGAGATTTTCAAGCAGAGATATGTGGGGGAGTGCTGGATTCTCAACACCGTGAATATAACTTTGAAGGAGATCATGGTACAAGGTGTTATGCGGGAGCTTACCTTCCACAACAAAAAGAGGAGATGAGAAAGAATCATCCAGGAAGAGATTTTAAGTTTCGTAACAATTGTTATATTCCTGTGATTAAAGATCGACAGGACTATAAGAAGTTTCTCAAAGAACGTGGAAATTGGGTAGAGTATTAATAGGAGACGAAAATGTCAGAAATCGCGAGATGTATTATATGCCAAGCTGATTTTAGAGAAGAGGCTTTGAAAGACGGCAAGTGTTCTCTGTGTCAAAAAGAACACCCGGAGGAGAAGAGCAGAGAGGAAGTTCTAGCTAAGGTGAAAATTCCTAATAAGCTTGGTGATGAGTTGGATGAATTTCGAGTCAGAGAGATTGTTGGTGAGATGTTGGATGGTCGTTTGAAGCCGGTAGTGGAAAAGTTGGATGCTGCACTAGCCACTACTGAGGCTCCCAAGAAAGTCCCTGGCCGTCCTAAGAAGGAGACGAAGTAATGTCAAATGAAGAAACTAAAGAGGTTGTAGAGGAAGTCTCTGAAGAAATACAGACCGAGGAGACTGTAGAGCCTACAGATAAGAGGGAAGGAATTCTTGATTATATTAAGAAAGCATGGAAGGGAGCTACTGACGATACCGAAGAGAAAGAGGAGGAGGAACCTACTGAAGCTGGCGAAGTAGAAACTCGGACAGAAGAAATCCCTAGTGAGTTCATTGAGGCCGCTAAAGCCGATGGTTGGGCTACTAAGGATATAGAAGAATTTGCTGCCAATAAGACTGATGATGAGTTGCTAGAACTGCTCCCCCATCTTACTGAAGAGGATGAGGAAGAGGTTGAAGATATTGCTGAGGAACCAGCTAAGGACGAAAAGACTCCGGAGAAAACCGAAGACCTTGAAGCCTTGAAGAGTTCTATGAAAGAGGAGCTTCTAAAAGAAGTTCTCCAAGAGCTTGGACCTAAATTTGAAACACTAGATGAATTTAAGGACGAGCAATACAGCCGCCAAGTGACTTCAGACTTTGAGACGGCTAACAAAATTCTAGACGGTGCCAGTAAGGACTTGCCTGTTTTTGGTGAGTTTGAGAAAATGCCCAAGTTTACCACTGGCTCCAGAAAAGGGCAATTGGTTCCGACGAGTGCGGAGTTTAAGGCTCGTGCGGAAGTGTTCCAACTGGCTGTTGACTTGATTGAAGCGGGACGCTCCAGTGATATGCATAGTGCAATGGACGACGCCCTGGCTTGGTATCGAGGAAAGTATGGTCAGAAAGAGACGGAGCGTAAAGTGATACGCAATCTGAAAGCCCAGGAAAAGAAGTTGTCTGGTGCAAGGACGGGTAAGGAAACTAAACGTGAGTATGAATCTACCCGTGATGAGATTATAGACTACGTTAGACAAACTCAGAAAGCATTGGGCGTAGATGCGTAGTGATGGATCGAAATAAAGCAAACTAATAACTAAGGAGTAAGTCTAATGGCTTCTGCCCCAATTTTGGAACAGAATCTTGATATCATCCATGGGACCCTTGAGAAGTTCATGGTCAAGGAACCTATTCTTGTTCATGCTTATGAGACCTATGAGGACCTGAATATTTATATGAAGGGTCATATGCAGGTCACGGGCAAGGAATTGAAAGGGACTGTGGAAACTGGTACGGTCGGTAACGCTGCTTGGAACAATCCCTGGCAGCTAGATAGTCTTGTTGTTAAGAACCTGACGAAGAACTATCAGCTTACGCCCTTTAAACATCTTAAAGGTGGTATGGCATTCAATGAAATGGAAGTCAGTGCTAACTCTGGTCCGGAGCAGGTTTTTGATGTGGTTAAGCTCCAGTATCGTAAAGCCAAGGCTGAAGTGGTTGATGAGTTTCGCAAAGCAATGTGGTCTGGTCCGACTAGTGCTTCGGATGTTACGAGTCCTTATGGTATTCCCTGTTGGTTGACTGTTGGTACTCAGGCTAGTACTGGTGGTTGGACTGGTTATAGCGGTCGGTATAATGATGGTAGTACCCCTGGTACTGCTTTCGATGTTGCTGGCTTGGCTTCTAGTTCTTCGAGTGTTTCGGAGTATGCTTCTTATTATGCGGACCATCAAGGGAATCTTGATGAGTCTATGTTCCGTATTCTGAATGAAGCTCTGATGCGTCAGAACTTCAAAGCTCCTACTCTGATGGATGTTGGAGACCAGCCGAAGGTTAACTATGCTTGCTTCAGTACTAAGAATATTATTCTGACGCTGAATCAGCTTTACTTCCGGCTGAATTCGCAGGTTGGCCCTAATCCGATGGGTGCCGGATATTATCCTCTTAGTTCGACCCGCGTTCCTGGAGCGATTCCGCTGGTCTGGTCGGACATTCTGGATACCGCCAATACGTCGTTGTATGGGACCGATCCGATTTACGGTGTGAATATGAATGTTTTGTATCCTGTTTATCTGAAGGATTGGAACTTTGCTCTGTCTTCAGATAAGGCTAAGGGACGTCACTTGGTTGTAAATCGGTTTATTGATTATGGTGGTCATCCTGCATGGTGTGACAGTCGTCATCATGCTGGTTTTCTGATCTCTTCGCACCCCTCTAACTAAGTGAACCATCCTCTTTACTGAAATGATTAACAGGAATTATCATATGAAGGTGTGTGTTCATTGTGGTCAGAAAAAGAACCTAAGTGAGTTCCATGCCGACAGGTCACAATCTGACGGTGTAAGAACAACCTGCAAGGAGTGCTCTAAGGAGTATTCTAGACTAAGAAACTTGTCCAAAACAACAGGACAGGGTTTTGTTTGGAATACAAAGAAGATAGTTCCAAATGGATATAAACGCTGTGGTTCATGTGACCAAGTAAAAACTCTTGATGAGTTTGGTGCAAGAGAAAGAACACAAGATGGCAAGCGTTATAGTTGTAAAGAATGTGTGAATCTTCAAAACCAAGCCAGGATTGATTCTCTGGAAGGTATTGAAAGAGAAAAACACTTAGCTATTGCTAGGCAGAAATCCAGCAAAGCTCGTCAAACCGAGAAAGAGTTTTATGGTCCTTATTATACTGTGGTCCTAAATTGTAGAAGTATGGCTTCTAAGACCAACCACTCTTGGCAAGAGGTAGAATGCTGGTACGCCAAAACCTTCATGAGGCAGCAAGCACGTTGTGCAATCTGTGGTACAATTCCTGAAACCTTGTGTATAGACCACGACCACGAAACGCTGGAACTTCGTGGTCTATTGTGTAAAAACTGTAATACTGGAATAGGAATGCTGCAAGATTCAGCGGATATTTGCTCCTCAGCAGTTTCCTATCTACAAAATTTTAAAGGAGTATAGGCATGAGTATTACTTGGGCTTTGGATGAACAGGCTAGAGTTAAGACTGTTTATTACGAGGGGACCAGTACTATCCGTGAGGGTATGCCGGTTGCCTACAATCATGACACTACTACTAACTGGACCGGTGCTTCAGTAGCATCCGGAGCCGCTACCGAAACTGACACTACGGCTGAGGGCTATCAGAACGAAGGTAAGTTTGTTCGTGTCGAGAATGTTAGTGCTGATAATGCGTTTGCTTTCGCTGGCGTTGTACGTGAGGGGTCTTATTGTGGTACGGCTGGTCCAAAGGTTATTGATATTCTTGTTCCCAATGGAGCGATTGTTCCTGTCTGGACTGACAAGTCTGTCACGCTTAAGGACCCGATGTATCTGGAGCCAGGCCAGACTACGATGACCGATCTTGCTATTGGTCCGAAGGTTGGCTACTTTATGGAAACGGTTGATCGTTCTAGTACCTCCGGTATCTGTCTAGCAAAGCTGGAAGCTCCCGCCGTTCAGACCGGAGCCGAGGCGGTTCTTCGTGGCCGTACTGCTGCCCAGATGCCGACGGATGCTATTTGGAAGAACTTTGATCTTGCTTCGTTGAAGCAGACTCCGGGTGCTTCAGTTCTGGATGTTGATTTCACCCAGGGTGAGATTGCTGATGACATCTTCCAGACTGATACTACGGCTGCTGTTTTCAACCTTCCTGGCACTGGTGGTATTGGTGAGTGTACTCTGTTCACTTCTGCCGATAACGAGGAAGCTTCGATGCAGTGGAATGTTCCTATCACCGTTTCGGGCGGAGCCAAGTGGGCGTTTGAGGTTCGTCTGAAATGTGAGAACATTACTGATGCTAGAGCTACTTGTGTTGCTGGTTTGATGTTCCGCACGGCAGAGCAGGCCGGTGATGTGGTTGCTGACGACGGTGCAGCTTTGACTGATGGTGATTTTGTTGGCTTTGTCCGTTTCGCTGCCGATGGTGATATCATCGATTTCATCTATGACGAAGGTAGTCAGACTACGAATGTTCATGATGATGATTACCATACCGTTGTGGCTAATACCTATGTGACTCTCGGAATGTACTACAATGGTACTACTATCCAGGGCTACGTTAATGGGACTGCCACTGGTACGGCGATTAGTGCGGTTGACATTGCTGCTGCCGACTTCCCCACGGGTGCCGTTTGTGTTCCGACCTTTGCCGTTAAGGGTGACAATGCTGCCGATTTCGATTACACGATTGATTGGATTCGGGTGGCCCAAAACGACGCTTGATAGATTTGAATAAGGGTGGGTCTTAATGGGGCCCACCCAGCTTTTTCTAAGGAGACGTGATGAATAACGTACAAGCATTTGATTTGATTGTGAAAGTTACTGGTGAATTTAAAGGTAATCGTCAGGATCATGCAATGATTACTGAGGCTCTAGAAGTTATTAGGAAGATTGTGCTAGAACAGTCTACCGTTGTGGAGCCCGAAGATTAAGACGTCTCCAGTGGGTGGGGGAAAGGAAGCCCCTGCTCACGAATTTTTGAGGAGTAGTTATGAGTGCTGAATGTAATGTTAACGTAATAGCCAAGCTGACTGGGCTTGGAGACATCCAGGAGTTTGCTAAAAGGTTCTCTACTACAGCTACTCCTACACGGGCTATCTATCATTACGCTGTACAAGACACTGCTGATACAGCTCAGGCTCTCGAAGTTGGTGATGTTGGGACTATCGAGCTCATTATTTTGAAGTGTGTCAGTAATGATGTCGATATTGATACGTCTTATGTATCTAGCTTTAGTGCTGAGATTGAAGTACAAGAGGGTGAATTGACTATCTTCAAACCTACTGGCACGGTATATATTCAGAACGATGATGCCGGTGAGACATCAACTGTCGAATACCTCGTAATAGGAACCAGCTAATGGCTACACTTAAGGTTACGTATTCCGACTTGTTAGTACGGGTATCCGACTTCCTCGGTTTGGGAAGCAGTACGCCAACTGGTGATGATCTTACCTTGTGTGGTGATATTGTAGCTAGAGGATACCGTCAGTTTCTCTATCCCGTTGATATGAGAACGGGGGATACTTATGAGTGGAGTTTTCTGAAAAAGTTCTTTGTCCTGCCCATCAAGTCTGGTAAGTGGGTTTATCAGCTTCCAGAAGATTATTCTGAAATATTGACCGATCCTACTTATGATGACGACGATGGGTATAACTGTCTGGATAAGAGGACTCCTGAGGAAATTCTTAACCTACGTTCAGCAGTTGTGGAATCCTATCCTCCAAGCTACTATACTGTAGTTCCTCAAGGAACGAATTTGGAAACGGGCAGCTTCGATGAGCTTTGGATTTATCCGGAACCGGATGGTGCTTACAACCTTAAGTTCTTCTATAAAACTGATCCACTAAAGCCCAGCAACATTGCCGATTACTTAGTAGGAGGAGTTAAAGGTGCCGAAGCCCTGATAGAATCTTGTCTAGCAGTAGCAGAGCTACAAGAAGATGACACCATAGGAGTGCATACACAAAAAGCAGAAGAGTTGATACAGAAGTTGATTGTAGTAGATTCTAAACGTGATGAGGATGCTATTGTCGGCAACCTTTACTCAAATACTGATCTCCTAGTGACTCGCCGTCACCGGGGGATTCAAAACCTTTCTGACATTTATCCTGGAGAGTAAACATGGCAACTGATTATGAGGCTATTAGAACTCTGAAGCAGCGTAAGAAAACTGTCACCGGAACGTATACGGCTCGTACCGGCAGACCTACGGATAGTTTTGTACTGGATCATCCTATCGATATTGCTGATCCTGCTGCTGATTTTACTTTGACTATCCCTGATGGTGTAGCCATGGGGCAGGAACTTTTGATTGTTATGTCCAGCAACGACGATTCCAAGACTGCCACTATCAGCTTTACTCATCATGAAAGTGCTGATGCTGGTACTACGTCACTCGATGCTGCTGATGAGGCAATTAAGGTTATCTGGACGGGGACTGAGTGGGATACCATTCTCTATTCTTGTGCCGCTGACGTTTCGTAATAGGAGTATAAAAATGCCTAACAAATATTCCAATGCTTCTATTGCGAATGTTGGATCGGCTGGTGGGGTAGAAGTCCTCAGTATTACGACTAAAGATACTGATGCAGGGACATCCAGAGCTTGTAAGGAGGTTATTTTCTGGACCCCGGATTCGGACATCTATTTTACTGTAGGTACTACGGCTGCTGATGCTAATGATGTGCTTCTTCCTCCTACTGCTCCTATCACATTCCCGATTGATGATCCGAGTAAGCTTCAGTTCTATAATGACGGAAGCGGAACGGAAACTGTGTATATGATCTGGAGGGTATAGAGATGTTTAATATGGCCTCTTCAGGTGGAAGTTCTAAATTTGATAGTGGTATTGAATTAACAGGTGGTGGAACCCTTTCTACCACCTCCAACGGCAACATCACCCTCCTGCCCAACGGCACTGGAATCACGATAGTAGGTGACGCTGGAAGCACGAGCCATAGTCTTGCTACTAATGATGATCTGTTTGTTAGTGGCAAGTTGGAAGTTGATGGCACTGCTCATTTTGATGGTACCTTGAGATCAGAGACCACGTTCGTTACTGTAGGGACACACCAAATAGCGGGAACGGTTGACTGGAGAGGTACAGGAGTTAGTTCTGGGGCTCACGTTGATTCAAAACGAAGTGAAGAGGTTATTACTGTTTCAAACGGAACTTCAACTGCCAATGGTTCGGATGCTGATTTGTTCCCAGCTAATTCAGTAATCAGAGCAGTGGCGGCTTATGTGGTGACACCAGACGGCGGCACACTAGCCAGCACCTTTGACGTTGGGCGGACAAATGGCGGTAATCTTGACGAGTTTATAGACGCACAGTCGGTACTGGCTTCGGCTGGATTCAACCATGCAGCACACTCAGACGGGACATTGACGTATGCAAACATGCTTCAAGTGAGTAATGACACAGTAACAGTGACCCTAGATGCCAATGCTGATACTGATGTTCAGGTTCGTGTTGTTGTCTGGTACGATCAGATCACCGCACCGACTGCTTAATATTAGAGGGAGAGACAATGAACTTTAATATATCTAATGAAGACCTTGCTACTGTTGATCTTATTACTGAGACAGCAGATATGACAACGGTTGAGAAAGTAGAGTGGTCCTATCAGTATACCCACAGGGCTGCTAATCGTCAGGGCCAGTTGGTCAGGGCATGGCAGGCTGGGACTATATCACGTTTTGGACAGGAGATTGCAATACCACAAGCGATATTGGATGCATGGAAAGCAGAGATTAATGCTCTTGCTGACAGAATTGTAATTGCCCAAAATTATGTGGCTAGTGTAACTGAATAAGGAATACTTTAATGGCAAAAGGAATGACAAAAGCTCAAGCTAAAAAAGCCGCTAAAAAGCAGAAGAAAACCGACGCCTATCAAAGATATTTAGCTTTAATTAGAAAAGGTGGTAGATCGGCTCTTCAAAAAGCCATGACTCAATATGACTGGATGAAGGCTGGACCTAGAACTAAAAAGATTGCGATGCAGAAAGCTCGGAGCAATTAAATGCAGAAGCTTCCGCTGCCAATCAAAGGTTTAAACCGAGGGATAACCGTTGCCTTAACTCCAACGGAGTATACTACTAATATAAATAATGTCCGTCCTAAAGATGTGCTAGAGAACAGATTTAGAATGGGGCAGAGGCCAGGACTAAAGAAGTGGTCTACCGATAGAGTAGGTGGTGACAACCAACCTGTGATTGAAATTGTTTCTGTAAGTTCAATCAGTTAAAATTATGGCTACTCTTTATTCATATACTCCATATAATGAAGCCCTAGATGATCCAATAAATACAGCAAGTTCAAAGGGACAGGTTTTTACTTTATCTTCTGGGGGAACTGTTGAATCTGTTACTCTTCGGGTTCGTCGGGTAAATAATGCTACTAATTGCAGGGTATCGTTATATTCTACTTCTGGTGGATTGCCCCTTGCTGAATTAGCTTATGTGGATGTAGACCCTTCTGGATGGAGTACGGGATATAATGACCTTGTTTTTACTTTTGACACCCCTTATGAAGCTGAGGCAGAAACATATTGTATTGTACTCTCTTCAACAGATGCTCCTTTTGATAATCCAAGTTGGGCTGTTTCAACAGATAATAATGGAACAGAGGCAGTATGGACAGTTGGTGGAGTTTGGGAAGTATTTGTTGGACCAAGAGGACATTCTTTAACTGTTTCTGGAACTGAGGCAGGGCATGTCAAAGCCTCTAATCCTACTCCAGCCAATGGAGCTACAGAGGTAGACTTTTCTGGCTACACTCTGTCTTGGGATGGGAATGGAGATACGTATGATGTTCGTGGAGGAGCTGCGGGTAATTTTGTCCTTCTAGCCTCTGGTATTTCTGACAAAACCTATACTTTGGATTCTAGTGAAGTCCCTTTGTTCAAGGAGGGTGTTGTCACTTGGCGTGTTGATTCAACTAAAGATACAGAGACTTTAACTGGAGATGAGTGGACATTTGACCCTCGTCCGGGAAAAGCGTCCTCTCCTACCCCTTCAGATGAAGGAACGGATATCTCTATCGAACAAGACTTCTCTTGGACGATTGGTACAAATGGCACAACGAACGATCTTGTTCTAGCAGGTTCTACCATTCTCAGTGGAAGTACTGACACTTCATACAGTCTGGCTGCTGATCTGTTTGATTGGGAAGACAGTGTTGAATGGAGGGTAGACAGTATTAATGAGTTTGGTACTACAACTGGTGATACCTGGGGTTTTACGGCTAAAGATTTGGACCATCTCCGAATTACTTATAACTTGATTGATGGAGGAAGTGGTAATGGTCCTTATGACGATCCGGCCGGAGTAGAAGGTGTAGACTACTTTTGGACTGGATTAAATAACGTTATAACAGTTAAACGGTTAGTCATGTTTGGTAAGGACCGTTGTTACTTTGAGAATTTTACGGGAGGTTAAGGTGAGTTTTTCTAACTACCTTGAGAACGAAGTACTAGACCATGTAATGGGAGTTGGGGCTTATTCTGCTCCTACTGTGTATGCAGCCTTGTGTACTGCTGATCCCACTGAGGCTGGTA